ACGGCCAAGTCAGCCGGAACACTCCCTCCCAGCTGCAAGGCCAGCGGATGCTCAGACTCGTCATGACGCAAGAAACGCTCGGCATCACCATTGATCAGCGCGCCAGTGGTGACCATTTCGGTGTACAACAAGGCGTTTTTGGATAGCAGACGCAGAAAAAACCGACAGTGGCGATCTGTCCAGTCCATCATGGGAGCCACACTGAATCGTCTGCTGGTAACGCCTTGATTTATAAGGGTTTTATCGTTTTCTAGATTCACAAAAATACCTTCGTGTGTAGCTTTTGTGCACACGGAGTGCACATGACGTGTGTGTGCAGTGTATTATCCGGGTACATAAAACTGCACATGGAATGCACACGATGGCGAGTATTGTAAAGCTTCCAAGCGGCAGTTGGCGCGCACAGGTTATGCGCGGCGGGGTGAGGCATGGCATGACTTTTAAAAAGCATGCTGATGCTAAAAAATGGGCTGCAGATCAGGAGAGCAAGCTTGAGAGCATCAGAGCCTTAGGTACAGCATCAACACCCAAGGGTTCCACTTTCGCCGATTTTGTTGATAAGTATGTTGAAGAGACAGAGCCCGTCAAAAAGCACGGGAAAAATAAAAAATCGACTCTTAAGCGCCTAAAAAATGAGTTCAAAGGCGTACTGATGTCCGATTTTTCGATCCTGCATCTCAGGGATTTTGTTGAAAGACGTGTGAAAGAAAAGACGCAAGCTGGAGTTAGCGTCTCTGGAGTGACAATCGCAATCGATCTGTCTTACATATCGACTGTACTGAAATGGGCGAGGATCGTGAAGCACTACGATGTTGATGTAAGCATTGTGCAGAGAGCGAGAGAAATGCTCGAGCCCATGGGTCTAAGTACAAAAAGCAACGAGCGAAAAAGAGAAGCATCAAAGGATGAGTTAATAACTATCTTCGCTGCATATCAAAAAAAGCTGCGTCAAAAAATTCCAATGGAAGATATTATTACGTTTGCATTAGCGTCTGCGATGCGCCAAGAGGAGATTTGTTCCCTGGAAATCAGTGATGTTGATTTTGACGAAAAATCTATAGTTATAAAAAACCGCAAAGATCCGAAGCAAAAGAGCGGTAACGACATGCTTGTGCCGCTACTCGGTAGAGCATGGGAGCTTGCAGAAAAATACATCGGTGATCGCAAGTCCGGAAGGATATTTCCTTACAATAGCGGGTCTGTTAGCGCATCTTTTACGAGAGTTTGCCAAGAGTGCGAGATTCATGATCTCCGTTTCCACGATCTGCGTCATACAGCAGCCGGTCTTTTGTTCGAAATCGGGCTGCACATAGAGCAAGTTGCTGTGCTCACGGGTCACAAAGACTGGAAAATGCTAAAGCGATACACGCATATTAAAGCCAAAAATGTGCATGCGTCGTACGAGGAAAATATGCAGCGACGTAAAAAACGCGAAGAAACGCTTGAAATTATCACTTAGTATTAAAAACAATCTCTTGGAACCGCGCAGCCTGCGAGTTCCAAGCGGTATTTATTAGTCTAAATTGATCGCAAAATAGACTCTCGACTACGCGTTTTTCTCAGCGAGTGCATGTAGTCTTTGACATCGTCAATTGCGTAAAAAAATGCATTACCGAAAAGCATTGGTGGAGGGCCTTTATAATGCTTGCGCCAGTGTTCCAGGGTCTCTTTTTTTACCTGGGTGATTTCGATCATCTGCTCTTCAGTCAAGAAGCCCAGGGATATGACAAGTGCGTTGCGGTCAGACATTGGATTGCTCGTGATCCGTGAGCGCGCGTACCTTCCTAGTCGTAGCGCCGAATGAATATTGAAAGTGAGGGCGATCAGGCGATTGCGGTCATGCTCGAGTCGGAGAATCGCAGGACATCATCACGCTTGTAAAAAACACGGCGGCTGATGTGGGCGTAAGGCGTAAGAGCCTTCATGTGCTTGCCGGTGTACCGCCAGAAGCGGAGCGTGTCGACCGAGACGCCCAGGATCGCTGCGGTCTCTTTTACTGAGATGAAGTCGCCGTCTGCAGGCTTACGCATCAAAATTTCCCTTTATGGTCAGTGGGTTGCATCGACAGAGCTGTGCCCGTCGGTGTCAATTTATGCTGATCGTTTGGGAAGTCGCTGTCAACAAAAAAATCGACACCACCTATTGACATGCTGTCAATTCTCAGGGTCAACGAGTATAGATATGCTATACCGATACCTTCAAAAGCAGCAGGCAAAAAGAAGCCCCAGCAACGAGAGAGAGAGCCGGGGCTAGGGTGCAACTAGAGAGAGATGTACTCCAGAGAAAATGCTCGTAAACTCCGAAGTACATGTCTATTGTAACCAATAACTTAAACCTGTTGCATTGTGCTTGTTGTCAAGCCGCTAAGTTTTGGATGCCTCTTGTTGCGTTTGTTTTAATTCAGGTGTATGTCGCCGATCTCGTTTTGGGCAGGGAAGCCGTTAGTGCCTGGTTTGTGCTTGATACGCGCCAGGATGGGCATGTCGTATGCCTTGGTTATGTCCTGGATGCTTGGTATTTCCAGTTTTGTGGCTTTGGCGATTTTGGTCTTGATCGAGTCGGAAATCTTAATCGCAACTTCGTGGCTGCCTGCGCCATAGAGTCTATGCCAAAGATGACGTCCTGCGTGCTCCCCTGACATTACTTGCAATTCCATCAATACCGTTTCGGCGCCGGTCTTAGTGTTGCCGACTTTAGCAGACTTGATTTTGATCATCGCGTCGTGAGTCGGCATTGCTTCCCTGGACTCTGATTGTTTGACGACAATTGTAGTGTTGATAGGCTTTCTTGCTTTGCGCTTGAGACTGTTGATGTGTGACTTAGTAAAGAGTTGGCAAGATCTCCAGGCTGCGGCCTCGTTACTTTCGCCCGCGCGCGGGCGGTTGCGAGGATATTGTTGGTCGCGGAAGTATTCGTTCCCTGCGTGTAGGGTGTTGTCGATTTCAAAAAGACGTTTGGCGATTTCTTCTTCAGTTGACGAAGTAATCATTCCGCCCAGGATACGGTTGAGTTCATATGAGCGTCCGCGTGTTCCTGTTAAACCTGTGGCTTTGCGCGGCGCGCCAGGTCTGTACTCGGTTTCGACTCCATACGTTGACTGATGAAGTTTGTATTCGTCGATATCCGCTGGCGCGCCGGGGTTGTAAAAGCTGATGGCAAATTGCTTTCGGTCGGGGTGGGCCGTGTACACGTAATAGCATTGACTTAGTGTTTTCCAGCACTGATCTACAACTTTAAGCAAACGTCCGCCCAGGAACTCATCTAGCTGCTCCAGGACTGCGGCGCGTACGCTGATGTGCTCGGACGGGTAATACGGGCGGGATGCTGCTATGACGATCCTGAAGCGCGGTGCGAGCAGTGTGTGGCTGTGGCTCGTGTAAATGAAGTGCTCAAGACCGAGGTCAAGGAGAGCGTCTTCGACTTCTTCCAGAGCAATCATATCGTCGTCGTAGCCATAACCGAGTTTTTGGTCAATGTCGAAAATGATGGCGCTGGCGGTGTCCACGTTCTGATCGTTGCGAATAAAAACGCGGAAAGACGAAGGGATAAAAGTTGCTGCTTTAGTCTTGTCGTCAAGTACAACCGGCGATTCAAAAGACGTTTCGAAAAGGGCCTTAAAAGATGGGGCGGTCTGCGGGCGAACAATGTTAGTCTCAGCAGTGGTCTGGGTCGCGTACTTAAATGCCATCTTTTTATCTATCTCTTGTAAGCCCAAGGTTCTCTTGCCCCGGTAACTACATTATTGGGAAGAGATTCGGTGGGCGCAATGCTTTTTGTAAGATATTTGAAAATTATTTAATGCGCAAAGCTGTAGTGCAGTAAATACAGGGTAAATGAGCTTGGCTGGGATGTGTGCGGCTTATGAGTATGCGTATAAGCTTTATAGCGCTGAGGTCGGCTACGTATAGATGCATGGCGTCACGAAGACTATAAAAGCAGTATTACTTAACCAAAAGGTACTGACGAGCCAACCCAACCCGCCTCAAAAGTATCAATACGCCACCCCCGATGCTATCCATTCTCTTATATAAAGAAAGAAGAGGAGTAGGAGGTATGGGGGGTGGATTGTTATCATTTTGATTAAGTGAAACGCTTTTGTATACCTCGCGTTAGTATCAATGTGAAATCAAGTAAGGCCATAAAAACATACTCGAACAATTAATTTCGACAACTTTCGATTTATCACTTGATCGTGTGCGCAATCAAGTTTAATAATAGTCACAAGGCGCAAGAGAGATGCCTGAAAAGCAAGTGAGTTAGCAAAATGCAAAACATCAAAGCTTACGCAATCAACACTGAGCTCGACGGCTACAAAACCATCAACTCTGTCGACGTCATGAAAACCGCTGAGACTCTGCGCACTGACTACCCGAAAGTCGCTCGTGTTATCAACATTGATGGCAATGTGATCCCCGCGATCAAAGCTGCACTTAAAACCGCATCAGGCATCGCATCAGCAGCAAGCGGCATTCTCGCAACTAACATCCACAACCTGAGCAAAGTTGAGCTGGCCGTACTGATCGCCACAAACGACAGCAGCGACGAAGCTTTCGACCGCGCGGCCTTCGAAATCGCCCGAGATGCCTTTACCGCTGGTGACCTGGACGGTAAGGCCCAAGCCCTTGCAGGCGCTTCAGGCCGCACTCAGGAAGCTTGCTTAAAGCTGATCAACGCCAAGTTGTCGCGCAAAAAAGCAGAGCTGGTATCGCATCTGAAGGGCCTCAAAGACGAAGGCCAGGCTCCGCTCGACGCCGCCGAGGTTCGCGACTACATCTTGTCTACAGAAGGCGCTGCGCTCCTGGCTCTGCCAACGGCTTACGGTAAAACAAGCAAAATCATCGAGCCCGTACTCAGCGAAGAAATGGCACGTGGTAGCAAAGTCCTGGTGATCAGTCACCGCCGCTCGATCAACCGCAACATAGCCCAACTCGAAGGCATCGTCAGCTACGACGAGTGCGACACCCCTGACGTCCTGCAAAACGCACAAGGCCTCAAGATCGTCGTCAACTCACTCTCAGCTCACAAATTCAAAAGCTTCATCGAGTCAGCAGACGTAGTAGTGATCGACGAAGCGAGCCAGGTCATTGCCCATGTGCTCGGCGGAGAAGTGAAGCACCGCGAAGCTGTCTGGAACGCACTGCGGTTTGTCGTCAAAAATGCGAAAAAAGTAATCCTGGCTGACGCTGACATCAACGCCAGGTGCGTTGAGCTCCTCGCTGATCGCCCATCCAAGCTTTTCAAGGTCGCTCAGGATCACAGCGACATCACAGTAAGGACGTCGGATTCGAGCACCGTGCGCGGATTGGTAGTTGAAGCAGCTAAGGACGGTAAGAAAATTTTGGTCGCTTGCGACGGCGCGCGGGAAGCCGAGGCGCTGGGCAAGTACATCGAGAAGAAAGCTAAGCGCCCGGTACACGTGATCACGGCTGCAAACGCGAAGTGGTCTGAGCAAGCTGAATTCATCGCTAATCCGAATTCCACGCAGCACGAAATCGTCATCTATTCACCTGTGATCACATCCGCACTGTCGATCACTTCTAACCACTTCGAGTCGCACTTTGGACTATTCGGCGGACAGATCGTACCCTCCGACGCTATCCAGATGCTTCGTCGTGATCGGACTGCCACGTCCTTCACCGTGGGGCTCAAAACCCCTGACTATCGCAAGTCTGAGATCGTGGACATTACCTTCAAAAAAGCCATGGTCGCGACAGAGGAGCTGCTGCGCGGGCTGACGATCAGTTCTGAAGCAAAGTACAAGATCCGCGAAGCAATTGCTGCTGATAACGCCCCTTCGGCTTTCGAAGCGCTGCAGTACGATCACTGCTCAAGCGAAGCGTGGCTCAAAGACAACATATCCAACACCTTGCCGGCGCTCCTGCTCATGCAGGGGTTCGGAGTTGAAGTCTTGGAGCGCGATGATGAGATGTCGAAGTCGGGTTTCGTCGCTGACTCCCAGGGCCGTAAATCAGTAAAAAGGGAAACCGCTGCGAAGCTGCTCAGATCAGCGCCGGCGCAGGCCGAGGTCGTTCATGCAGTAAAAGACGCCGGATCGAAAGACGAAACTGAGTACCTGTCAGTGATCCGAGCCCGCGCGCAGGAAGTCATGGGTCGCGCGCAGCTAACCAGCGAAGACGCGAAACTTTGGGGAGAGGGTGAAGGGGAGTTGAAGATCAAGCTCTTCAGAAAGCTCTACAGCGTGAGCTCTATCAGCCCAGACGACGAACTCGCAGTGTTCTCGCAGATCTTGCCAGCTATCGCTGAAATGTCGCTGACTAAAGGCTGGAGAGCAGATGACTCTTCAGCACTCTTTGACCGCCTCAATACCATGCGCTCTAAAGTTATTGGCCTAGGCATCAACATGTCGCGCGCTAACACTGCCAAGGCTAAGCAAGCGGCTGTAACCAACGTCCTGAAGTGCTTCGGCCTGAAGACCCGCAAAGTGGATGGTGGTAAATCCGGCGACTACTACATCATCGACCAGGACTCGATCATCCAAATGTCCAGCTACTTCAAAGTTGGCGCGCCGCTCTAAGTCATCAAATGGCCACGGACGGCCATCACCAAAACTCCAACATTCATATACCTAACAAATTTTGTTTGTCAAAGTTCGATTTGTTTGCATTTTCTCTATTGTGCGGCTGAAGGCTCCTCTTTATTATAGAAATATAAGAGCAACAATAATAAGAAAGGCCTTATAAATGAACATGCTCGTACACTGCCCCAAAATCATCGACATGACTGAAGTCGATGATATCCGTAGAGAGCTCCTCCAAGGCTTCCAGAACGTTGACCCAGGCCTCCTCGAACTGATCACCGATACATGCCTTGCAGCACTTAAAAAAGTGGACTGGAACGCTTACAACGACCAGCGCTACGGTCGCAAGCCAGTGCCAATTGATGATGTTATTTTCCTACCATCACTACCTCCAGTACCTAAACCATACCGCTCATGGCCAGAAGTTCACATCTCTAAGTTTGGCGGTCTCAAAGGACTTGAGTACGAGCCAAAGTCGCACAAAGTCAAATACGTCATCGAGCACACATACCAGCCAGATTGGATCGATGCGCTTAACGATCGAATTTTTTACGAAGCGAAAGGAGTAATACCTACGCTCGCTGACGCAGCAAAGTATCGCGCAGTAGCAAAGAGCAATAACGTTCACTTCATCTTTATTTTACAAGAGCGAAACATTATTTGTCCGTTTGCAAGGCCAAGAAAAGATGGAAGCCGCATGACTCATGAAGAATGGCTGAAGAAAGAGGGGTTCGATTACTGTTATCAGAGTGAAGAAGGCAAGTTCCTAAAATCAGCTAGATACAAATACCTAGTAGAAAATATAGGTAAAGGCCTGCCACGTTTAGAAGAAGCTTTGCGCACAAACAACAAGTAATAACTGTTACAATAAATGCATAACAATAATAAGAAAATAGCATTATGCGCAAGATTCTCGGTATCGATCCAGGTCTTTCAGGCGGCCTATCCATAATTGATGAGCGATTTAACCTTATTGCTTGCTATCCAATGCCGACAGTTGTGGGTGATTATGGCAAGCGCAAGGTTGATCCTGTTGCCGCTTACAACCTTTTGTCGAAGTACGACATCGACCTGGCTGTTGTCGAGAAAGTTGGCGCGCGGCCAGGGCAGGGTGTTGTGTCGATGTTTAACTTCGGCGATTCGTTCGGCTCGATCAGGGCTGTAGCTGCGCTGGTTGCAAAAGAAATCCGGTTCACTAGGCCTCAAGAGTGGCGTGGCTGCCAGGGGCTCACAGGGCTGTCTAAAGAGCAAATCGCCGAAGTTGCCTTCGAGGTGTTCCGGGCTGAAGCCATTTATGGTCGCAAAAACAAGACCGGCGCGCGGGCGATCAAGGACGGTATATCGGACTCTCTGATGATCGCGAAAAGCGGCGCGCGGTTCCTGGAGTGACTGATGGCGACTAAGGCGCTCACTAAAAAGATCATCACCGATCTCGAAAAGTACATCACTCAGACGACCAGTCTGAAGATCGCCTGTGGGTGTGCCGGCGTGCCGTCCTCGACCTTTTTTGCATGGCAAAAGGCCGCAAAAGAGATCGAGGAAGATGGAAAGATCGAGTCTGACTTAACCAAAGATGAGCTCCTGCTGCTGGAGTTTCTGGAGCGAGTAGACCTGGCGAAAGCCAAATCCTGCAAACCTGCAATCGATACAGTGATGAAAGCGATCAAGATGGGTGATGCAAACCAAGCTTCCCGCTTACTTTCGCGACGAATGCCGGAAGAATTCGGCGATTGGAACAGAAAAGAAGTAACCATTCGCACCGAAACAACTGAAGAAACTACCACTGGTATTGCACTTATACCGTCAATGGGCGGTGATTCCGATCTCGATTTAATGCTCCAACAGCAGCAATCCGACGCTTTGTTGCTCGCAAAAACTAAAACAAACGAGCTCAGCTGATGATCAAGCAAAGAACCCCTTTCGACTGCGGTATCGCGACTTTGGCCAACACATTGGCGATCAGCTACGAGCAAGCTCTGGATCTCTACGGAGCTGACAAACAACGCAATGGCGTGAGCATTCAGCAGACCGCATCGATCCTGTTCAGCCTTGGCTATGCCCCTGTGTATATCCCATTCCCAGGATTCAGCAAGGCCAGCGGAATCACCATGGGCACAGCAAGCCCAGAAATCCTCGAAATCTTCGGCGACCCCGCAATCCTCCAGGTACTGACTGCATCTGGACTCGTCCACCAGGTACTTTTTGACGGCAAAAACATCCTTGATCCGGCCCCCTCTGTGACTGTCCCTCGGACACTCAGCGACTACCAATGCGTGGACGCTTTGTTTGTGATCAAACAAGGCCAGGCGCTTGTGCGCAAAATAGGCTCTTGGAGCATTTACGAGCCATATAAGGCTCCAGTGAGTCATATACGTTTCATGGACGGTGGCGTATGAGCTCCGCTGGGAATCTGAGAGCGATTACAAAGGCCGTAAGGAATGTCGTATGGGAGCCGATCCCAGGTGCAGGCGGTGGGCTGAGCTCGCAAGGCATGCTCCTCATCACCGGCCAACCTCGCAACCTTGTAAAAGAGGTGCTGTTCCACGGCTCCAGGGGCAACGGCAAGTCCGAGTGCCTGCTGATGGCGTTTGGACAACACATTGGAAAGGGGTGGGGCAGTTATTGGCGCGGGGTGATCCTCAGGCGCCAGTTTTCGTCGCTTAAAGACTTGATCGTTAAGAGCCATCGTCTTTTCCCAAGACTGTTCCCTGGCGCCACGTACAACAAGAGCATGCGCGAGTGGACATTCCCGACCGGCGAAGTCCTGATCTTTGATTACATCGAAAAGAAGGAACAGTACGAAGCCAAGTTCCACGGCCAAGAATATAGCTTCATCGGTTTTGATGAATTGACTACCTGGGCCACGGACGACATATATGAGTCGATGATGTCCACCCTCCGGACATCCTATCAGCCCACTAAGGCCCAGCCACTCATGCCACCTCTGCAAGTCCGGAGCACCACGAACCCGTGGGGTGTCGGCAAGCGGTGGGTCAAAGCGCGTTTTATTGACGGCAAAATCAGCGGCCAGATTGAGTATAAAAACGGCCAGCGGGATAAGTGCGCAATCTTCGGCACTGTTTTCGAAAATCCGCACCTGAATGACGAATACAAGCAATGGCTCAAGACGATTTCCGATCCTGCGAAGCGTGCCAGCTGGTTGTTGGGCGATTGGGAGGCCGTCGATGACACTGCGATGTTCGCTGCTCTCTGGAGGAAAGATGTGTTGCTCATGCAGCCATTCACAATCCCAGCGCACTGGAAGGTCGAGAGATCATTCGACTACGGGCAATCCACGCCGTTTTGCTGTCTCTGGACTGCGGAAGCGAACGGCGAGTCTGTCTTAATCAATGGGGAATCATTCTGCCCGCCCAAGGGCTCAATCATCGTTGTCGGCGAGGACTATGGCACACCGCTTAACCCTGACGGTACTCAGCAAAAGCGTGACCTCGGCCTTTTCCTCAGCGCAGGCAACATCGGCAAGCGGCTCAAGAAACGAGAGCTGAAGCTTCAGGAAACCATCCTCAAAAATCACAACAAGGTCACTCCAGGCCCTGCTGACAACCAAATTTATAACGGCAGCAAGGTTGATCAGGGTAGCGCTCCTACAGTTGCGAAAGATCTAGCTGCAGAAGGCATGACGTTCGTGAACTCGGACAAATCGCCAGGCTCAAGGGTGACAAGTGCCCAGCTGATGTTTGGTCGTTTGCAAGCAACCATTGAGCAAGATCCTGGTAAGCCACATATCTACTTCTTCACTAACTGTAAGTTTCTGAACTCGTCGATTCCGGAACTTCAGAGGGACGAGGATCAACTGGATAGCGTAAGTAAGTGTGGGGATGACCATGCTTGGGATGCCCTGGCTTATAGACTAACTTGGAAGCGACCAGTTTCTTCCGTGCAATACGGTCTTGGCGGATATCAGTAATAAATTAGCTGTACAATAAACTAGCCAATAAAAATAATAATAGGCCCGCAATGTCAGTAGAAGTTAGAACAGCGCGTTGTCAGAAGTTTTATTCTGAGCGAGAAACCATCAGAGATGTTCGTGGTGGGGCAAATGTCATTCGTAAACTCGGTGCTAAATACTTACCCCTAGAGCCACGAGAACATCCTGAAGATTACAAGCGAAGGTTGGCACGCTCTTTATTCATGAACTTCACGGAGGAAATGGTTAAAGATTTAGCTGCTAAGCCTTTCGTTCGACCTGTCGTCATCAAGAGCGAGAGCCACCAGGAAATTGCTGACGGTGTCGCCAAGCGTGTAGATGGCCGTGGAACGAGCATGACTGGTCTTTGCTCGGCAGTATTCGAAGACGCAATCTGGAATGGAACATCCTTCTTTGCGGTTGACTGCGCCGTCAATGGAGGCATGCCGTATATCTATCACCTCAGTGCCGACAAGATCCTTGGCTTCAAGCTTGATGAGGACGACAGGCTGACGGAAATTCGCATCTCTGAAACCGCTGTCGTGCCAGATGGCGATTGGGGTGAGAAGGAGGTCGAACGAGTGCGTGTATTCCGGCGCAGCGGTGAGGTCGTGACATGGTCGCTTTGGGAAAATGGTTCTGGCGGATATCAACAAGTCGTAGCCGAAGAGCCTTTTGCACTCAAAATCATCCCGGTGTTTCCAGTGCATTCATCTGCCGTCGTGCCCAGCGGTGAGTTGTTCGTACCTTCACTCGTGAAAGACCTGGCTTGTGAAAACCTGGAACACTACCGGAAGCTTTCAGACTATTCGAACATCCTTCACCTCACGAGCTGCCCGTCCATTTTCATCACAGGTTTGGAGGCTGATGAGCAGATCATCATCGGAGCCTCATCCGCGATCAAAGGGCAGATCGGGGCCACGATGGCTTACGTTGAGTCCAATGGATCTGCGACTGGGTCTGGGCGAGAGGCTATCCAGGATCTTGAGCGCAAGATGAGAAGTCGCAGTGCTGGGCTTTTGGAGAACAATGGCCCCACGGAAACGGCTACTGGACGAGCGCTTCAAGCAGGGCAGACGAACAACAAGGTAGCGATCATTGCGATGAACATGGCTGCCGCGCTGGAGCCTTGCCTTGCTGGCTATGCCTACTTCCTGAAAGTGAATGCGCCTGACTTCACGGTGGATATCAACACCGACTACGGCATCACAAGCAACCCAGAAGAACTCACAGCGCTTGCTAGTGCGCGCACATTGGGTGACCTTTCTAGAGAAGATTACCTGCAAGAAATGAAGCGACGCGGCATTCTAAGGAACGAGTTCAGCTTGGCTAACAACGAAGATCGACTTTCGACAGAGCTCGCCTGATCGGCGTGGAGGGGCCGCAGCCCCTCCCATTTCTCAGGTGTCGAGCATGTCCCACTCATCACCCAGAATCCATCGAAGGGCTGACAGCTTGCCATTGATCATGCCCCACTCAAAATCATCCCAAGGGCCAGTGTCTTCGTACTTCTCGCGAGCTTTTTCAGCTGCGGCAAGAGCGCCTTTCAGAATGGAACGGTGAATTACCTCATTGCCATACCTCTCGGTGCCGTCCTCTACGATCTCAACCTCACCTTCTTCAACACCGTACATCATGTTCATGTGCCGGTTGTACCAAACCTTGTCGACCAGCTCGTCCATGGCTCCCAGAATTTCCTGAAGGCCACGCGTCTGATCCTCCCAGGCCCACTCGTTTTCATAGTGAAATTCCTCAAGATCCAGCAGATCTTCGATTGCAGGCTTCGTTGTATTGAAATACAGGGAGGTTTTGCCATCAAAGATATCTGAAAAGTCTTCGTGGGGCTGCCTATGATCCTTGCCCGAGAAGTCCGTGACGTTGTGAGTCACGAACCTGAAGCTTTTGAAATTGGCTGTCTGCTCGATTCGGAATTCCTGGAAGGCTTCGGCCAGTACCGCATCAGCAACGCTATTCTTCTGCTTGTGGAATGGAGCTCTCTTATCGATTGCTCGTTCGGCAGCCTTGATCTTGGCGGCATCTGAGATAGGCGTCTGGAAAGCCAGGTCGAATAGCTTAATCACTCGGTTGACGCTGCCCTGAGTCGCCTCAGAAAGGATCGGCAGCCGGTGGTTCACATCATCAATGGTCTCCAGCGCACTGTCTTTTCCTTCGCCGCCGAATGACTGGATGATCCCTTTGACAACGCGGATCTCACTCGCAATTCGCTTGCGCGTGGACTCAATGACCTTGTCCTTGTTTCGCTCGAATTCTGTACGCACAAGCTCGGGCACCAGGAGCTTAATAACTCCTTCTTCGACAAGGTGCTCTATGGCCGTCAGCATTGGCAGTTCTGCTTTCTGGGTCGAAATATCTAGCCAGACGCATGTGTCGAGCATTACGAGATGCATTGAAGCTCCTTTTGACGACTGGATTGCTAGACTTGGCTTTGGCCAGCACTGGATAATGGCCTATCAACATACAGGAGCGTCAAATGTCTCGTCTCGCAGAATTCCGTCAACTCGAAAAGCATCTTGCTGAGCAACTCGCAGCCCTTGAGGCCATGAAAGGCGACGAAGGCCTGAAAAAGGAAGTTGAGTTCGAAACCAAGCTGCGCGCACTGCTGGCTGAATACGGCTACAGCCTGCGTAACATCGTCGCTATCCTAGACCCACAAGCTTCGGCCCGCCGTGCCACGCCTCCTGCGGAAACCAAAGGCAATCGCAAACCTCGTCAGGTCAAAGTCTACAAGAACCCGCACTCTGGCGAAGTCGTTGAGACTAAGGGCGGCAACCACAAGATGCTGAAAGAGTGGAAAGCTGAGTACGGATCCGATGTGGTTGAGTCCTGGCTGGCTAAGTAAGACTGTTTGAGTACAAACAAAGGGCCCACGCAGGGCCCTTTTTGCTGTCATGGAGGAGAGTATGGAGATCAACAAGCCTCAGCACCTTCAGGCGTTCCGGGAGCTCTTGGGAAATACGAGGTATCTCTTGTGCGTCGATCTCGAAGCGACTTGCGACGAGTACCCGGAAGGTCTTACAGACGAGCAAAAGCTTGAACATAAGCTTTTGGTGCAACGTGACGAGATGGAAACCATTGAGGTAGGCGCGGTAGTTCTAGATCTGCATCAGGGGGCGACCGTTGTCAGTGAGTTCTGCTGTTTTGTGCGGCCTGTGCTGAATCCGGTTCTTACCTCTTTCTGCAAGCGCTTGACCACAATCGACCAGGTTGATGTCGACAGCGCTGGGACGTATGACCAGGTTCGTCAAAGGCTTGATGAGTACCTTGCTCCGTTCAAAGCTGACGGGCTGATGTGGTGCTCATGGGGTGACTACGATGCAAAGCAGCTCGAGGCTGACGCTGTCAGGAACTCCTGTGCTCCCATGCTCGCTGATGTCGCTCACACGAACGCGAAGAAGTGGCACTGGAAGATGCTTGATTGCCGGGCGATGAGCTTGAGGCCCGCCGTGGAAGAAGCCGGGATAGAATGGAGAGGTCAGTACCACCGTGGGATCGATGACGCTCGCAACCTTGGCTCACTGGTGGGTGAGATCCTGCATGCTGGCTGAGCCTGGTGAGACGGCAGTATGATGGTGGTTTGAGTGCAAACTAAGGGCCCTGCGTGGCCCTTTTGCTGTCATGTGGGAGAGTAGGAAGATCAAAGAGTCTTATGTAGACTTTTGTTTGTGTACTTTTAAAAATAAATCTCCAATCTCATTCGTCATCTCTAATATTATTTTCATCGCAACGGCGTTGTCTAAGTTTGGTGATAGTTGCAATAGGTTTACGGTGACCTGAGAAAGCGAAATTGCCATCGAGTGTGCTGGGTCTGTCATCCCAGAGTCACTAGAGCCAACGAGCAGAAGATCAGCGCTGGTCTCTGTCATGCCTAACGAAGATCTAATAGTTTTTGCGCTCGCATGGATGTTTTGGCTCGACCACTTGTAGTAAGGCCTCCAGTGATCAAGGTCGACCGATTTTTCGAGATCGGCGAAGTTTGCTCTTTTCTTTCCCAGGGTATCTTCTGCCCATCCGTATAAATTTGAAAAATCACTGCCGTAGCGAGAAATTGCCTCATCATATTTGACTTTTAAGCTAGCAATGGCGTGATCACTTAGTGGGGCAGCTTGCAATCGCTCTTCATATTTTTTGTGTTGGCAAGCACCTTTGTATGAATCAACATACTCATGGGCAAGATATCTTTCAACTGTGTCAGTTCCTTTTTCTGTTAGGAACTTTGAGGTTACAGTTATCTCATGCAGTGCTCGCCATCGAGAGTGAGCGCCATCTGCAAAGCCATTGGTCAACAAGCAGGCTATTTCTTTGGCGACTAAACATCCCTTAGCGTGTAGTCTGGTTATTGTATCGAATAGAATGTCCCCATTTTTGGTTGCAGTCGGGCGTAACCTTTTATTAAAGTTATCACCTGCTTCGGTACAGATACCGATAAACAATTCCAGGGCGTCGAATCCATCTTTCCAACGTTGGTAATTTCGTGCTTTAAAGTCAAGGTGGCTCTGCCTTATCTCGTCAAGCCCACCCTGATAAGCATCACGTTTAATAGACTCAAGAATGGTTTTTGGAAGTCGGTTTAGGATTTCATTAAGCATTTCTGGAGCTGATGCTGCTATAGCTTCAAGTTCAGCCTCAGTTTTAGCAGATGCGACAAGCTCTGCTATCGATTTATTAAACTCGTCCTGAAGAATTTGCATGGATTACCTAATTTTTTTCAAGTGTATGAGAGGCTGTTTGGGTGGTGTCTGAAACGGATTTGGCAAGGAGAGTCAGTCCTGCGCCAATAACCATTATTGCAAATCCTATTACCATCATTTTCATCCCGCGACTCATACCATAACCCTGATATCTTAATGGCGATTGGTCTTCTTATAGCTGTCGGGGTGTTTGCCGTCAAACCTTTGCGTAGCCAAACGGCGTTGCGAGTGGATGGCTGGCGGTGATAGCTTGCGATGATGATAAAACCAGCGTTCGATCATGATTTTTCGCGCGTAAGCCGTGAGCACTACATAACTGGAAAGTCAGCCATAAATTTCCCTACGATGAGAGCGACTGGCGGATGGCACTCACTTGCCTATTTTGATCGTGACTCCGGAGTGATGAAGCTGTCGCTAGCGGGTATTCACTACCCAGATACCACCGCGTTCTTTAGTGATGCCGGGATATGCGACATGAGCCAAGAGCTGGCAAGACGAGGATGGTCGGCTGGTGGGCGCGGGCTGAGCCTGATCGTGAGATTTTCCTTGATATCCTGGCTACCGGCAGTATCAGGCTGCAGGAACTGGGACGCTTAGGAAAAGTAGAGAACTGGCTGCGTTACCAGTAAATCAGCTAGGGTTTCGAGGAGCGGACTGTACATGACCCCGGCCATCATCATCGCAGACAAAGTAGACGCGCATGGGCGACCACATATGCTTGGTGTGAACCAAATCGTCGTTGAGGTCGAGCGAATAGCCCGAGTCGTCGACATTAATCACTTGGGCCAGCTCGACATCAGTGAAGTCGTGCACGCACTCGTCAAAGCTGACGCCTGGCTCACGGCTCGACAATACTTGGCACAGGTGCTCCCGCAGCGAAAATTTAACCGTCCCACTGTAAAGCCAAGCCTTGTAAAATCGGGTGGGTGACGGTGTTTATAGCTTTGCGGTTGTTTGTCGTCAAAAGGTTTGTGCGAAAAAATGGCCCTGGATGTACTGGTTAAACGCCGAGGTCTGAAGTAAATGCTTTGCCACGGTATACAAGATCATACATAAAGAGTTTATAAGCCTCGGTATGCTTATTTTTACCAAAAAGTTTTGCTACGTACTTTACAACGCGTTCATGATCAACCAAACCAATCTCGTGAGCAACATGTATTGCTGTTCTGCCATGCACCATTTGAGACCACGGGTGACTGCGGCTTGGACTGCGGATGCCGGCGCAGCATTCGCATTTATTATACAAGTAAAATCGACCGGCGTTGTCAATCTTACCTTCGGGGTGGATGTCCCTTGACTGCAGGGCGTTGTACTTGATAGCTGCCGCAAAAATCTTGTCGATAGTCTTGGTATCAAGATTAGAGCATGCTTTTTTAATACTAGTCATAATAAGTTTCTTGGCTTGAGTTGCTGATTTATTTAAGTTTGCCAACTGTGCTCATAAAAATGCAACTGGTATTTTTCAAGTAGATATGGCCATTTAATATAAATATTACAGTGATATTAGCTGCAGCCACTGCAAACAAAGGATTGTCCCTGCTTTGCAGTTGTGGCGTGCTAGTAAAATATTTTTGTGATGATAGTAATTTGATAGCAAAGTTTTGGCGTCTGGGACACTAAGCGTAGCGTGAGTCAAAAGCGTTCTGCTTAGCCAAAAAAGGGGTTGCACTACATAGGGCTTAGTTGCGCTGATTCCGGCTGTTATCGTGCCGTGCTTTTTTGTCTAAGAAGCACTAACTTAACTAGGTTGGTTGGTTTTAGTGCGGGTTGACGGATAAATCGTTTCTGGTATGGATGCGAAATTTGTGGACTTGGATAAAGTGTGATGGATACAATAAAAACATAATAAAAGAATGTCATATAAGGCATCAAAATGAACACCGAAATCACTGCTGTTACAGCCCTGAACGTTGATATCTGTGCAACTTACCTTGTCGGGGGGTGGAGCGGACGTAGGGAGATCAGCACAAGACGTTACACAAAGCCTATCGACATCTTTCGCACTCAATACCTGAGCCCGCTTGTAACGATGTGTGCAGACGCGGAAGCTGGTGACTCAAAAGCTATCAGCGCACTGCACAATGTGATCAAAATTGAGCTCCAGCGCGCAAAGTGGTTCCGGTTTGACAACAAAGAATACACATTAAATATCAACTCATTTGATATCGATGCCTTGTCTTTTCTGATGAATGAAGTCATGGCTCAAGTCAACACACATTAAAAACAATAATAAAGGGTTAGATATGAGCAAGTTGATCAAAGATTTTATCGTCGATTGCGTTGTCCAGTCCGACTACAACGCGCTGGCTAGTCTCAAGACTCAGGAGGGCGATGTCCTGGCCTGCATTTATATGTCGCTCTCTCGTGACCTGCGCGCTGCGGAGACGATGCTGAGACGTGACACGCTTGACTACGCGTACACTGACGCACACCGCAAAACATTGATCGAGTTGGCTAGGGTATTTGGCACCGTGCAAGTCCTAAAGGGCGTGAGCAACCTCGCGCTACCAAACGACAAAGCACTTGTTGAGTACTTCCTTAGTAATGGTGGATTTACAAAGTTTTCCACCCCTGACCTTAAAAGCCTCGCAATCTCAGCATCCGTTTGCAGCCAGACTGAGATCGTACACACAATAGTCGATTGGATGATCGAAAATATTGGCAAAAATAACATTGCAGAAGACATTTATCAGATCTACGAATGCAGTACTGATCCTTGGATTTTTAGGAAAATGTACGAAACAGGCATGCTAGTTACAGTGCTAAACGCAACTCTGCGCGGCAAGGTACGCGTACTTCCGGCACTGCTAGATGATGTCGACGCACTATGTGATCTTGAAAAGCTGCAGGTACTAACCAAGGTCTTCCGGAAAAGGCCTCAAAAGATATAAAAATAACTCCTGTCAATCCCCCTTTGATCTTTTTATTGATATAATGGTTGTACAAAAATAAGAAGATCCTCGGGGGATCCATGCAACAGCAAGTGCAAAACCTGGTTGTATTCAAAGCTTTTGGCGAAGATGATCCGGTAACCGATCCTATCGAAACGCCTAACATCACTTCCACTCCGGAATTCCAAGAGACTCTTAAAGCCGAACTGGCAAAAGCTCTTGCTGCCGAAACTGGTGGATTGAAGTCTAAGAACGCTGAAATCTTGGCAGAGAAGAAGAAAGTCCAGGATCAGCTCAATGCCATTCTCGCGCAAGCCGAGGATGCTGAAGATCAAGCGGCTTTGAAGACTGGTAAGATTGACTTCCAGGCGCTGATGGACAAGCGTGTTAATGCCGCGAATGCAACATGGCAAGAGCGGTTGCAGACTGAGCAGTCCGAAAAAGAAGAGCTCCGCAAAGCTGTTGACGCCGAAAAAGGGCGTTTGAAGCAATTCCAGATTAAGCAACTGATCGGTAATGAAGCTTTGAAGAATGAGTTCTTCCAGCCCACTGCCATAGACGATCTGATTAACCTCGCCGGTAATAGTTGGGAACTGACTGATAACGGTGAGCTTGTTAGTCGGGATCAGCACGGCAATGTGGCTATGGGTAAAACTGGCCGCGCGCTAACTCCTAAAGAATGGATCGAAAGTCTCACTCAAGCTCGTCCGCACTACTTCAAGACGATGCCCGGTAGCGGTGGGAAACAGGGCACTGGCGGGTCTGGTAAGAGCATTACCCGCGAGGAATGGCAGAGCATGATTATGCTTTCTGAAGCTAAAAGTCAGACTGAACTGTTCGCTAAGAGAGCCAAAGGCGAAATCGTTGTTGGATAAGTAATATTTCAAAAACTGGGGCTTAGCCAAGCCCCAGTTCTCAAGCTGGTTGGGCCAGCGACTGTTTTGCTCTGTGAGCAACAGGTACGTCACGAATACCAACATAAAAACAATAATAAATAGGTATATCAATGTCTCAAAGTAATGCACTCGTTGTCCTGCGCGCATTCGGTAACGATTTCGAAGCGCTGATTAACGAAACGATTCTCCCTGTGGCTATGTCCCGCTTGCGTGGCCAGCTGACTATGCCAAGGCTCATTTCTGTCGACAAAGCAGACGAAGCCAAGAAAGTCGGTGAGCTGGTTCGTGTGAACAAGCCTGTCGAGTTTGACAAAGCCGATGAACATGGCACTAGCGGCTCTGTTGCTACTGACTTGAACGTGGAAAAGGTTGAGCTGCGTCTGGATCGTCATGTCTACAAAGAGTTCAAGCTCTCTGATCGCGAATTCACCGGTATGCAGCCTGGCGTAATCCCGGATGCCCTGGCCGCCGCTGTGGACGTGCTGGCTCGTACCGTGAACGAGGCGATCTTCAATATGTATGCCGAGGTTCCATACTTTTCCGGCACGCTGACATCTAGCAATGGGCGCGATAAGAAAGATCTTATTGAGGCTCGTAGGGCACTCCATACTAGAAAAGTTCGCGGCGACAGGAACCTGGTTCTCACATCGGATACCGAAGCCGACCTGCTGGGCATCTTCACCGTTGGCTACGAGCAGCCAGCAGAGAAAGAGGGCATCATCGGTCGTAGATTTGGCTTCGACATCTACAGCGATGTACAGGCTCCAATGCACTTCTCGGGCACTGCATCCGCCAGCAATGCAATCAAGACGTCGGTAGCCGGCAACGTAGGCTCCAGCCTGCTGGTTCTGAGCGGCGCAGGTGCAAACGCAACGTTCGTAAAGGGAGACATCCTAACGGTCGCTGGCACTGATCAAGTGTTCGCTGTCACCGCAGATATTGCTGCAGACGAAGACGGTGCCGTCGCTGTAGCTGTTACTCCTGCTATCACCCAGGCAATTGCATCCGGTACCTCCGTGTCGGTTGTCGGCGACCACCCGGTTGACCTGGCTTTCAGCAAGACCGCCTTCATGATCGCCTTCCGCCAACTCGAAACTCCTGCGAACGCTCCAGGCGTGACCATGGGTAGCATGACCGACCCAGAAACAGGCATCACCCTGAGGCTGCTCAGCTGGTACAACGCCTCGACTGAGAGCACGCACTGGAAGCTCGAAACGCTGTTCGGCACTAAAGCTGTAGCTCCTGAACGCGCTAGCCGTCTCGGCGGGCACTAAGTAAATCTGGGGCTGGGCGAGAGCCTGGCCCTTTTACTTTTCAGGGGATAAAGATGAGCGAAATTACTGCTGTAAAAGACCGGAACGGGGACATCCTGCAGATCGTCGCGCCAGGGAAAAGCCTGGGACGTGGGGAGCTGTTGGCAGCCAACACAATCTTCACCAGCGAGCCGACCGCAACAGAGGCCGTGTACATCTTCTGCACGTCTGTGATTCATGTCGCTGAGGGCTCTGTGGTGACTGATGAGAACGCTCCTGTAGACGCTCGCTCCGGCATCTATTTGCGTTCAAATCGCGGAGCAGTGATTTCTGTGAAGCTGATGGAAGGCGAAGACGCTGCTACCGTCTGGGTCGCCGAGGTTAAGTGATGAACATCATACAGCGCGTACTGCTATCGCTGAAGTTGCGTCGTGCTTTGAGGAAGGTGGGTGGTGTGACGCCAGGTGAGCCTGGAGGCACTTGGGTTACTTGCCACGCTGATGGTACAGCCACAGTTGGCGGCAGCGGCGCGGTGCCAGGTACTTACCTGACCGTCACTTTCCCAAATGGCTCAACAGCTTCAACGACTGTCAGGGCTTCCGGGGCCTGGCAAGTGGTCTCTGGCATCTTGGACTCGTGCCCTTTAGCCGGGGATCTGGAGATTGTCACTGGTGACCCAACGTCCGTAGGTGTTATCGATAGCATCGAGATCACACCTGACGGTTCCTACATAATCAGTGGCCATGCTGGTCGAGCTGGTGATGTACTGACCGCGACGATTGCCGGTGAAGATTTCGAGCTCCACCTGACTGGTGCCGAAACTTGGTTCTTCACCGTCACTCCAGCCGTCGAACCTCCTGATATCGGCCCAGGTGATGGAGACGTCGATTCGGACTACGTGCCACCTTATGTCATCAGCATCACTCCAGTTGGCGATGGCACCTATACCGTCATCGGAGGAGGCGGGAAGATCGGGGACACCCTGAACGTGGTGGCCAACGGCGTCTCGTATCAGGTCACTGTAGGCACGGATGGCGGTTGGACAGCTATTGTTGGAGTCAAAGACGACGAGCCTGGGACGCCTCCGGATGTCGAGGTAGAAGATCCTTACGTTGCCCCGTACATCATTTCTGTTACTAACAATCTGAATGGAACGTACACGATTACAGGTGGAGGCGGTCGAGCAGGCGATAGGATCACGATCTCTATCGACGGAGAATCCTTTGAGTCGATTATTGAAACTGACAACGAATGGTCTGTGACTATCAAGTATGTCCGCCATATTGATCTTGGGGACGTGGACATTATCGTCAGCCCTAAAGACCTGGAAGGATTTGTGTCAGCTTCAGATGCCGTATATGCGGATGTCGACGGAAGGGCGATGGTTGAGTGTGCCGATGACGGTCGCTATATCAGTTGGAAATTTTTCTTTGCCGATGTCAAAAAAATCGTTTCAATACTAACAACACCAATCGCCAAGTTCTCGTTGCCTGACCACAACGGCTTTCCCAAGAAGACCATCAAGATTGGTTCGACTTACATAAGTGTCTATGACTACAAGTACGTCATCTATACCTCGCAAGATTTAATAGTTAGCACGGAGCGTGTGGTCGAAAAGAACTACATTTTTGGCAAGGATTGTAACGCTCACAAAACCAATCACACGGCTTATTACTGGAAGAAAGATGGTGATTTTGACCGCTTGATCCGGTATGACGGAGTGGAATCAGATATTGTTGTGGATATCTCTGCATTGGGTAGTAATGATCTGCCGATGATTGCCAGCCTGGGAGATAAGGATTGGGTGGTCAACAACACATTTTCAATCTCTATTTTTGTCGATCCGGTGACAATGGTTACAACGCCAGGCCCGGTATATGAATTTTCCATGGCATGCAATGGGGAAGCTGGGTGTTATGCTTTCAACAGTCGTAGCGCTTTTTTTCAGGGCGTGAGTAATACAGTCGTAGAGTTTGGCTCCGACGGAGTTGCAAAAAGTATTCTTGGTGTTGGTTATAATAATCTTGCTGCGACAGATAGTTATCTCTATCGCATGGGTGGTAATAAGTTAACTCGTGTAAATCTTAAAGCGTACGAATCAACCGTGATAACCGATGTTCCTGCAAATCTCGGGTTGCGTGGTGCATTTGCAGTAGATGACACTGTAATAAGCTACTCTACAGATTCGGTGGTGGGTGGCTCGCAAATAAGTTTATCTGCTGATAAAGGGAGTACATGGAAAAGCTTTTTCCTCGATCCAGCAAATGACAGACATATTTTTAGTGATGTCGAAGATGACGAATTGTTGCTAACTATGAGCACTGATGACGGTGTAGATAGCATCGTAACGTACCTACTATTGAAAGAATGATATAATAACTCATTCTAAATTGCCGGCAAGAGCAATAAATATGAGCACTAATAAAATACGCCCGAGCGAACTCCCAGAGCCGTGGGATGGTGACTTGAATGCAAAGATGCATATTCACAAGCCCGGCAAGTCAATGGGCATTAGCGTCGATCAGATTGTTGGAGCTATTAAGTTCCCGGAAGCCGCTTCGGGTGTTGAAACCGGATCCGCTTTGATGCTGCCAGTTGGAATATACGCTGATTATATCGAGTGTGACGGCGCTATACACTTTGATTCCGAGGCTCCAGAGCTTGCGCAAGTTCTGAAGTCGGGAGCTTTGGGGCCACAATTCTCTGGGTTTAACGCAGATTCCGAGGTTCGATCGACTTTGGGCGCTGCTGTAGACGTACTACAAGTCCTGAAGTTTAAGGAGTATTACGTTTACAGGACGAACACGGCGGGAATGCAGCTTATAGTCGCTGATAGCTCTGGAAGTGTGGTTTATACAGCCACCGGAACTGTTTCTACGGATCTTTTTGTCACTGATAAAGCGGTCTATTGGTCTACAAGTAACAGCGTTTATGCTTTGACGCTGTCAGATGGCGTGTTTTCTTCTGGATATACCGGTCAGTCTGTTGTGGATATGAAAAATGTCGTCGCTATTACAGATAAATGGGATCTTTTTTTATATACTAACGCACCCTCTACATTATACGACCCTGCGCTTAAAGCTACGACCGGGGTTTCGTGGGCCGGTGGTGTACCACCGTCAGGGAGTTATATCGCCGGATGCGGTTCAAAAAGTGGAAAATTTTACCTGTCTGGAACGTTAAATGCGTCAGCCGGGCTGTACGAACTTGAGTTTGATCAAGAAGTTGGCTCGATGAGTATATCTCTTGTGCAGTACGCAAATACACCGTACAACATGATTTTTGGGAGTAAAGATAGTTCAACGGTATATTTTGGTGTGTCGTATCCGCAGTTTAGACTCGATGTGGAGTCTGGAGTGGTAACTCAAATTAATTATATTCACAACTCGTACAGCGCTACTTTGACAAAAGGTTATGCTTGCGACGACTTTATCTTCCATGCGCCGACTACAGCGGGAAATAAAGCTTATATCTCGTTTGATGGTGGTAGATCGTGGAGCTCACCGCCCGAGTTTAATTCGAAACTGATGTGTGTTTACCTGGATTTTGATACGGCTAAGCTAATCAGTGTCGGCAGCCTTGGTAGTACCGGTTCAGTTAATGGGGCTAAGGGCAATGTACAAACTAACTTACTAACTGTGCGCGCTGGCGATCAGTTCGCTACACCTAAAATTCGAACGATCTCTGAAGGGTACAGGTTCTATGTCAAAAAATAAGGTTTACCACAGACAGGGGTTTGTGGTCGGTGTTGGTGAGCTGGGCGAAATCCCCGAGGCTCAGTGTGTTGAAGTAGACGACTGCAAATGGATTATCGAGGCTTTGAATAGTGGTCGTTGCGTTATCTATCAAGATGATGGATTTCAGATTCAGGAGAGCAGGGCAGCACAGTGGCTTTTCATACGTCAGTCTCGAGATGTTCTTCTTGCGGAGTCTGATGTTGAGATGATGAAGATTAGAGATAGTGAAGTGATTAGCGGAGTTGTGAATCAGCAGCATCAGGAACTCGCGGGATATCGACAAGCACTCAGGGATATTACGCTGCAGCCAGATCCATTTAATATTGTATGGCCAATTTGGAGTCAAAAATGAGAAAGGTTACCGAGGTTGTGGAGCTAGTAAAAGGCGACGATTACGTGATTGTCGAAGTGGGTTCTAGGGCGCATGAGCACTTTGCAGCGCTGGAATATATGGTTGTGGGAGAGGTTGCTAAGAGCGTTGAAGAGAAGGTGAAGCCTAAGCGGCGAGCTAAAGACCAAGTTCTTGCTCAAATTTGATAGTTCTTATCCGCAACTCGCAGCCGTATAATTCGATGAGTTCGGCTGTTAATTTGTCGCGGTTGTATGCGCCAAGCTCTCCAGCCAGTTTAAATACGATCCTGTCTATCAAAGCTTTGAAAAACTTCACCATGCTCATCTCTTTCTTTTTCGAACATGTCGTTTTCGGTGTAAAATCGGTAGGGAACAGGGTTGTTCATACGCCCAAATCCTCTTCGAATTGATATCTTCGGATCTGTAATTCATCGCCAAAAATTCGTTGTGCGGTTTTATTTATAGCGACTAACACCATTGCGGGTTTTGTGGTGGTGTTAAAATCGTCCTTGTGTATTTCGATGGCTGCGAAGATAACTCTACGACAGACATCGATTCCGAATTTTTTGTGTTCTGTGGTAAAGTTTTCGAGTTTCATGCTCAAACTCCTTTTTAGCAGTGATACAATTATATGCAAGCTAGAATAATAATAAGAATAGCATATGTCAATAGTTCAAGATGTTTCTAACGAAGTTGTTAAATCCGCTCCCCCAGTTGCTGTAACTAGCGCAATCATCATGGGTATGACGATTAATGAGTGGGCTGCTGCTGCAACCCTGTGCTACGTCTGTCTCCAAGCTTTTTTTCTTATTCGAAATCAGCCAAAAAAAGAATCAAAAAAAGAACATGCTAAGCCGGTAAAGCCAGATGATAAGTAAACGCCTGGTCGCCGCATCTTTTACCGCTACGTTGTGTGTTGCTTCGGCAGTAGTTACGCACTTTGAAGGGTTGCGCTCTAAGACTTACTTCGATCCTGTTGGTGTTCCCACTATCTGTTACGGCCATACAGCAACCGCAGCTGTCGGCCAGGTGAAAAGTGCTGATGAATGCCAGCGACTCCTCGATTCCGACCTCACGGTTGCCATCAACGCCGTCGACGCGCTGGTCAAGGTGCCGCTGACAGTTGAGCGGCGCGCGGCGCTAGTGTCGTTTGTTTACAACGTAGGGCAAGGGAAGCTGGCTGGTTCGACGTTGCTGCGAAAGCTCAATGATGGCGACGTCGCCGGTGCGTGTGCGGAGTTTGACCTGTGGGTGTTTGCGGGCGGTGTGAAACTTAACGGGCTCGTGGCGCGCCGTGCGGAAGAGAGAGAGCTTTGCGAGGTGGGGTTATGAGTAAGTACCTGGTAATCGCCTTATTCGCCCTGGCGGCTGTGCTGTTCGGCGGTTGGTTGATGCATGACCGTGATCGCCTGGCTGACGAGCTCAGTACCTCGCAAGCAGAGGTGGTACAGCTGAAGGCAGATGCTGAGTTTGCTGCTCAGACATTGGCCGCAAGAGATGCACTGGATCGGAAATACACGAGGGATATTACAGATGCAAAAATTGAGAATGCTCGCCTGCGGGATGCTGTTGCTGCTGGGACTCACCGGGTGCTCGTCCGCGCCACTTGTCCAAAGTTGCCAGCCACTGCCGGCACCACCAGCCTGGATGTTGGAGCCAGCGCCGAGCTTAACGCCGATGCTAGACAAGATTATTTCGGTCTCCGAGATCAGATAGTCACAACGGAAAAGCAGCTGGCTGGACTCCAGGAATACGTTGGCAATGTTTGCCTGGCGGTGAAGTAATGACGAAGAAAGTCAACCGACTGGCTGACGCCACGATTCACCATCAAATCAAGCTGCGTGGGCAGTACACCCGTATCGCAAAGCAGGCTGTTGCGCACCTGACACAGCTTAAAGGCTTGATAAAGGCCGAGATCGATACTGCCTCAACGGCGAAGAACTGGACTGCCGCAGCGAAGCTCAGGAAGACCCTGTACAACCTCGACAAGCTTGTGGAGGGTCAGTACAGCGTCATGTCTGATGATCTCAAAGCTGAGCTGTCCGATCTTTTTTACTACCAGAGCGAGTGGACTACAAAGCTTCTGGGTGCTGATGTCGGGTACTCAGTACTTACAGAAAATACGGTGCGCGCGCTGATCGAAAATGATCCTTTTGATGGAAAAATCCTATCAGAGTGGATTACTGAGCAGCAGTTGGGAACGCAGACGAAGATCAAGCAGGCTGTCCGGGTAGGCGTGATGAACGGGCTGCCGGCGAAGGATATTGCGCATGCGCTGGTTAATGATCCGTCTAGCCCGTTTGTTGGCACTAAGCGTAATGCTGAAATTCTGGTACGGACTGCGTCTGCTCACGTCTCATCGCAAGCTGACATCAGATCGTTCAAGCAAGCAGGGTATGAGTCGTATCAACTGTCTGCTGTGCTTGATACTCGCACTACGAAGCTGTGCGCGGCGCTCGATGGCAAGGTTTACAAGATGTCAGATCCTGGGCGCAAGGTGCCGCCGTTTCACCCAGGTTGCCGGACGACGATGATCGCAGTGTTCGATGGTGATGAGCCTTTCGGCGATACGTATGAGACCTGGCTGAGCAAGCAGAGCGAAGCGTCTCAGCTCAAGGTGCTGGGAACGGCAAGGTACAAGATGTGGAAAGCCGGCGCGGCGCTTGAGAGCTTTGTGGATCTCGATAACGACAATGTCATCTCTCTTTCCAAACTCCGCGAAATTGATAGTCTTTCTTAGCCAAAATGACATCTGCCAGCCGAGCCGCTTTAGGTAGTAAAACGCCACCCCCGATGCTATCCATTCCCTTATATAAAGAAAGAATAAGAGTAAGGGGGCATGGGGGGTGGAATCCAAGCATGCAGCTTGTTTCCCTTTTTTTGGATAAGAAAAACAATGATCATCGAAGCTTATGCAACACAAGAGGAGTATCTCCAGGAATTTAGCGGTGACACTGTTCACTCCGACAGCGCCACGCGCATTCCCAGGAGCTTGCAGCGTGCTTCTCGGCTCGTAGACACATACGTACGATCGACCGGGATTACAGTACCCCTGACAGACCCAGTAACGCTCCGTGACGTCAAAGGCCCAGTCTTAGACATAGCGCGGTACTTTTCTTGGCCCGACCAGCCGTCTGAAGAGATTCGCACGCGATATGAAGATGCCATCAAATTCTTAGAATTGGTAAGCACTGGAAAAATCAAGTTGGTAGTCGAGGGTCAACAAGTAGTAAAAAACGGCTTTACTAACATAAGACTTGTAAGGGCTTAACACATGCTGCCGATTATTGCGCGCGCACTTGCATCGTTTGGTCGTAACAGTACTGGCGATCAAGATATAGAACTAACTGTTAACACAGCTCAACTTCGCGCCCTAGCCGAAAAAGTTAAGCGACTAGGCCCAAACAACCCGCATATTAAGCAAGGCCTAACAATAATTGGAAATAACTGGGTCAACCGCATAAAGTCAAACTTTAGACGCTCTGTAGATCCCTACGGTAACCCCTGGGATCCAATTCATCACCGCCAGGGCCAGCCATTAATCGACACTGGTGCTCTAAGAAATAGTATTAAAGCCGAAGTTCGCGGACTGCAGATCGCCCTCGGTAGTAATATGCGATACGGTTATCTGCACAACGAAGGTATTCGCGTTAAAAAGCGTCAATACTTGCCAGACGCACATCGAAAACTTCCAGACAAATGGCAGCAGGAGTATGAGAGAATACTACTAGAGCATGTACAAAGGGCACTGCAGTGAAAATCACGTCGCACCTAGAAAATATCAAGACTTTGCTTGAGAGTTTGCCATCAAATCCAATTATCAAACTATTTTCAGGCACATTTGCAGATACTGATCTTAAAAACCTTCAGCTTGATGGACAGCGTCCCTATATCTTACTTGCATGTGCAGGCGGGCCGATTCCGGAAAAAGCAAAGCGAGTGAAGCTGGAAGTTGATGCGGTTTTTGGCGCATTTGTGATTGGCAAGACGGATCCAGAAACTCGTGGAGTGTCGAGAGTTGCATCTGATGCAGCTGTTGATGTTGCAAGCATGATCGAAAAGTATAGGGGGGATTCAGTAACTAATACCAGAGTGCCTGAGTTACAATCTATAGAAGAGCTTTTCTCCGGCGAAAAGAGTGGAACCAACTTCTCCGCCTGGAGTGTCCTCTGGACTCAAAGAATAGTCCTTGGATAAAGAATAAAACCATAATAATAAAAAGAGGTTGCACATGTCACTCGGATTTAACGCCCCTGACACAACTATCGGCTGGATCGCCAACGGCGGTTTGCTGATCTCCAAACTCGATGCTAACGATCAACCAGTTGGTGGTTTCTTTACTGTCGGCCAAGCCTCGTCTGCTGTACTTGCTTTGTCGAGCGATAAAGTTGAGATGCAGGACATGGTCTACGGTACTCTTGGCGTAGCAAAGTCGAAGATCATCAAGAACTCAGCCGAGGCCACGATTAACCTGAAGTCTTTCTCTCCCGAAGTCATGGAATTGGCCCTCTTCGGGCAGGTAACTGAAGACATTGCAGAGACCGGCGCAACGGCTAAAGCGAAGGCGTACAGAGGCCGCAGCATCATCGTCGACGGTATCATCGCTGCAGTCACTAGCGTCAAAACCGCCGGGGAAGAAGAGCCGCTGGTTTTGGGTGCTGACTACGTCGTCTCGAACGGATCGATCTACTTCCCTGCGACTTCGAGCATTGCAGATGGTGACGTCGTTGATGTCGTATACGACAAAGCCGCCGTCCGCCGAATTGAGGGTATGGTCAACACAGGCGTGAACGTGATGATCGTATTCGATGGAGTAAACCTGGCTGAGAGCGATACTCCGGTCAAAGTAACTTACCACAAAGTTTCGTTGTCACCAGCCGCCCAGCGTCAGTTATTGTCGAGTGATTACGCAGATCAGGAGATCAAAGGCACTCTTCAGGTATCTAAAGCTGTGAGCGGCAGTGGCTTGTCGAAAATGTTCAAAGAAGAACACGTAGTAGCTGCATAATTTGACGACAAAAATCATAAGGGGCCCACGGGGCCCTTTTTTATCGAGCGGCGGGTCAGTAACCACAATCAAGTAAATGGGAATGGTATTATGTACATATAAAAATAATAATAAAAAGGCCCGTCATGTCTCTGCTCGATCTCGTCGTACCATCCAAAAAAGTTATCATCAATCAGGCTCAAGCTGATAAGCCGGAAGTCGCGTTTGACGTGTACGGACTTACCACTTCTGATTTTATTCGGTTAGTAGAAGATCACAGTAAAATCCTGGCTACGATCTTTTTGCACAACGCCAAAGAAGATCTAAAGAGTACCGATAACTCCAAAATCATCATGCTCCAGTTCCCATCCTTTGGCGCTGCTTGTATTGCCGCTGGCTGCAAAGAACCAGAAGCTGCAGAGCATGTAATCAATCTACCGCTTATGACCCAGGTAGAACTTCTTGCGGCAGTTTTTTCGCTAACCTTTCCAGACGGTCTAAAAAAAAGCCTCGAAAAACTAGCCCCGACAATCGCACAGCTGCTCAAAAAGTAGCGGACTTTGAGGCTGAGCGTAAGAAAAAAGAGGGCGGCGGAGATAGTGTTTCGCTTGAGAATTTTGTAGACACGCTGGTATCCAATTGCGAGTACTTAATTTCCTGTGGTCATAACACTCGTCATCTCGATCCTTATAATTATTCGATTCGTAAGTTGTTTAAGATCTCGGTAGTCCAAAAAGAACTCCGTCGTGGTGAGTTGATTGGCGAGATGTATGCACAACACCTAAGTCGAATTTCGTGTGTTTCGGGCGACGCTGCACCATTCAACGAGTTGATGAAAAACTTGGCCGGAGAACAATAATAATATGGCTACTAGTGCAGTAATTAACCTGATCTTAAGAGCAAAAGATCAGGCTTCAAGTGTTTTAACTAGCGCTGCAACCAAAGTCACTGCGCTGGTCGCGGCCTTTGCCGGTGCAGTTGCTATCAAAGAGACTGTCCGCAGTCTTACTGAGCTGGACTTTGCCGCAAAGCGCTTGGGCATCTCGATAGAGGATCTCACGGCTGCTCAATATGCTGCATTTCAGGGCGCAAATATTAAACCTGACCAGCTTCTTGACGCTCTTGACGAAGTTAGAATTAAGGTCGAAGAATTCAGTTCCATTGGTTCTGGTGGTGGTGTTGACTTTTTCGAGGTGATGAATGCCGATGTAGAACAATTTAACAAGTTAAACCCCTTGGAGCAGTTAGAGAAAATCTCCGACGCTTTAAAAGGAATGTCCGATAACTCGGCTTTTACTTTTCTCGATCAGATTGGTTCGGACAGTCTGCGAAACTTGCTGCCAGTTCTAAAAAATGGCGGGGCCGAATTCAAGAGGTTAATGGATGAAGCCAAGCGATTTAACCTGGTATTAAGCGACACCGAGACAATTGCTGTCGCCAAACTTGGCAAGTCCTTTTCTCAGCTCGAAAAGGTTGGTACTACCGCCTTTAGTAAGATCCTTGCTGATGTGTCTCCGCAGCTTACTGCGCTGGTGCAGTTGGTAACTGAGTCCATAGTCACAATGTCTACGGATTTGGAGGCCTCGGCAAAAGGAGTTGGATCAAAATTTACCGACATGCTTGCCGGTATTTTGGGCGGTTTAGTCTTTGCCGGAAAGATCAAAGACACTTTTGATGTTGTTTTTAGCTTCCTTGGTGAAGGCATACTATTTGTATCAGAGCTTTTCCTTCTGGGCCTGCGAACGATTGACGAAGGTTTTGTGAAAGCCGGCAACGGGATGGTTAATGTTTTCCGGTCGGCATTTTCCACTACAATCGGATTTTTTAACACGCAGTTTGTGCAACCAATCCAAGATTTTGCAGATGCATTTAATCTGACCGGTGTATCAGAGAAGGTTAAGAGCTTTCAAAAGGATGTAACTAACCTCCGGAAATCCTACGATCAGCCAGTTGAGGTTTTTAAGACCGAAAATATCGACGAGGCAATCGAGGGTGTAAAAGAGTTGCGTAGTAAGCTGCATGATGTTGGTCGAGAAAATTTCGACATCTTAAATAGTGACGAAGGTCAAAAGAAAGCTGACGAGTTTCTGGCTAGCTTTAAGAGTCAAGCTATTAAAAACCAAGATGATCTGGATAAAGAGCTTGCTGCTCGAAAAGATAAGTCAGATCAAAAAAACATCGTTAAACTTCAAACAAAGAACGCAGCTGCGTCGGCTCAAATCGCTGCGATCCAGGCAAAACTTCAGGCTGACCTGGCTCACAAAGAAATTGAAATAACGATCTCTAAGATCGACACCAAAAAGCAAATCGAACTTGCGGGTCTGCAGGAACGTGCGCGCCTGGAAAATTTATCAGCAGTAAAGGTTGCCGATGAGCGTTTCCGGATTGAAATGGAAGCCGCCAAAAAACTGAGCGAACAGAAAAAGCGAGCTTTGGACGTCGACATCAAGGCTTTACAGGGGAGCCTGGGTGGCCAGCAAAAACTTCTGGGGGCTACGCAAAACCTGAACGATAGACCAGGCATTTTGGCTGCTATTAACCAAATTGAAGCTGACATCACCAGCAAAAAAGCAGAGCAAGCAACCATCGGCGCTGAGCTCGTCAATCAGTCCGCGCTACTCAAAGCAGACCGAGCAGCAGCGATTGGACAGATCAAAGAGCAGCTACAGCAAATCAAAGACGACGCACACATCGAGCTCTTGGCAATCGGCGGTGACCAGTTCTCGGCTGACATCAAAAAGATCGAGTCAGATTTCAAAGACACGATCAAAAATCTTGAAAGCTTGGGCGAAGACTCGACAGCAATCCAGCAGCTCATCTCTGCAAAAAAAGCTCAGGCAGAGATGCAGGAAATCGAGCGTCAGTACGCGAGCTTGAAGTCAAAGCTTGATAGGCATCAGATCTCTCCACTGGACTATCTGTTAAAGACGAACGAGCTGGAGGGTCGTGGGGAAAAAGCTGCTGAGGTGACGGGTAACCCGGCTGACCTGGAAAAGGTTCGTGAGTCTGCAAAGTCCGCGCGGGCCGAAGTGTTTGATCTGGCCACGCTCACCGACAAGGTAGCGGATAGTTTGCAAGGTGGCCTGGAAGGTCTTTTTACAGACTTCATCTCAGGTACAAAGTCTGCGAAAGAGGCCTTTGCTGACTTCGCTCAGGGCGTGCTGACAGAGGTGTCCAAGATCATTGCCAAGTTGCTGATCCAGCTAGCCATTCAATCGATGCTGTCCGCATACACAGGCGGAGCAAGCGCTGGTGCGGGCGGACTAATGAGCATGATTGGCATGAAGCATAGCGGAGGATTGATTGGCGGAGCTGGCGGGATGAGTCGTTATGGATCGTTGGATATCTTTGCAGGCGCGCCGCGATATCACACTGGCGGTGAAATTGGTTTGAAGCCTAACGAGGTTCCGATAATCGCAATGAAAGGTGAGGAAATGCTCACTGAGTCCGATCCTCGTCACCGCAAAAACTTAAACAAGGGTGGGTCGAACACAGCCAACTCGCAGCCAAAGATTAGTATTCATAACGTGCTTGACGCTCCTAGCCTTGCAGGCGCGATGGAAGGCGCTGAAGGCGAACGGATGGTTATGAACCACATTCGCGCCAATCGAGGTGAGATAAAAAACTTGTAAGTTGACGTGATATAATAAGCCATAAAAACAATAAGAATATTGCCATGGCTTATTTGCACTCTACATACGCTTCAGGGGCTGACTATTTGTCGGTTCTTGCTGCTTCTATTTTGCCATCAAACAACTGGGTTGTTGTCAAAGATATCGCCAGCGAAAAAGTCTTCAGACTTCCGTATGGTCAGGGATATATTGCACTTATAATCTCTGGTGATATTTGCGAGATTCAATCGTTTCAGACCTACGATCCGGCTGTTCCAGCCAAGTTGCAAGTTGGTGGATACAGTAATACCTACACACTATTCCTGCCCCGTGTAAAGATTCCTGCGGGAGCTGTTGAGGTGTGGACAGTCGTTAATTCGCGCCGCGTTGCTGCTGTTATTAAGTCTGGTGATGCCTGGTACTCATTGTACGCCGGCTTGATGTTGCCATTTGGTTCGAGCAAGGTTTACCCATTCCCTTGTTTTATAGGTGGGTCTGGAGAAGTTGGTAATGTGACTTACGAGTCTGCGTATCCATTCTTTTCGGGCGGTCAGAACTTCTGCCCGAAAGTTGTACTACCCGATGGAAAGTGGCAAATAGTTGGGGGCAATGCCGGTGGGACTTCTTCTTTTTACAGCTTCCCTTATTCGTATGCGTACTCTTATATCTGGCCGTTTGATGGCAAATTCCAGAGGCTGGGGAATAAGTTGGATGGTTCGGCTGTGTTATATCAAGCACTAGTATGTGGTTCTGGTCGTATTGACGCTGCTGATGATTTAAATTCCGACGATGGAAAGTGGCTCGGTAATCTGGATGGTGTCTTTGCTGTTTCACAGGGGATGGAGGCTGGCAGTGTGATTCAAGTTGATGATGTTGATTACCTGGTAGTGCCGAATGTGTCTAAGACTTCTGAAACTTACGCCTTGAGGCTTACATGAAGTACTACACGTCTGTTTATTCGTCCGCTGAGGACTTGATTGCTATTATCAATCAGCGTCTGAAAGTTGAAGGGTGGACTGAGCTCAAGTACTCCGACATGCCCGATCCTCGCATTGGTAAGCAATTGCATATCTCGAAAGGTGGATTGCACTTCGGGCTTCGTAGCCTTGGTGCTTATGACCCTTATGTCGACTACTATGCGCAGCGTGGACATGGGCAAAAGGGTGTCATTCTGAACCTAAAGACAGGGTTTGATGGCAATGTGGCTTATGCTTCGCAGCCTGGATTCGAATACTCACCAAAGTGTTACCTTGAGAGTGGCGATAAAGGTGTATGCCATATCTTTACTACCGCCGATTATGTCCTGTTGACTACCAACTATTCGTCGGATCAGTATTCCTCCCTGGCTTTTGGCAAGCTTCCTGTTTTAGTTGGTGACACAGGAGGGCAGTTCGTAGCCTCAACTAATGCATACGAAGCGACTAACCGGGAAACGATCTTTGCTAATGCTAGTAACTTCTTTGGTGTCTACTTAAAGAATTCGGAGTTTACTGGGTTCGACAGGGGCGATAGGACTTGCGGGACTCTGTCGACAACATCACGCGGATCTATTTCAGGTTTTCCTCACGCACACCCTGGAAATTCCTCGTTTGGTAGTGTGGGTACGGTTGTTAGGTCTTCAGGTCTCACTGGCGGGTATAGCGGGCTTATACCGATTGATTACTTCACGTTTTTTGCTGGCATCTATTCGCCGTACAGTCAGTTCCCGGATATTTTTTACGTGTCCCTTGATGTGCTAGAACCTGGGGAGGTTTACGAGATTGGTGCCTCAAGGTTTATGGTGTTCCCACAGTTCAAAAAAGAGTACCCGCTCAATCGCAATGCTCCACATTACAATCTTGGACTGGCCGTCCTGCTGGATAAACCATGAACCAGATTTCTAAAAGTTTTGGTGACTTCTTTTTTGATAATGTCTTTCTAACTCCAGCTGTAATTGCGGCAGGGGTTGTAACTCCGTCCGATACTTTTGGATTTGAGCTTTGGCATTCTTGTGCTACAGATAAGCTGCTAACCGGTGTTAACGAGTCCGGTGGTAGTGGAGTGGTGCTTGACGGAGTTACCTCGGGCGTTATCCCAGGTTTTATATCTGTTGAATATCAAGTCTTTCTGAGCCAAAGCGGGGGCGGCATCATCGACTACGAAGCCGGCTTCGACTTCGGATCTGGCGGTGTATTTCCTTTTCGTTTGTCTGCAACTATGGCAACTATCATCTCTGAAAGTATCGATTGGTCGACTCAGCCAGAGATGAATGTTCAGTACCTTACCGAAGTGATCCAGAGCTTTGATGGTACTGAACAACGTATAGCATTGCGGGATCAGCCGCGTGTATCACTAACCTACCAGTATCTACTTGATGATGGCGCGCTGACGGAGTTCGATATTAAGTACGGTAATTTCGGCGGGCAGTTGCTAGTGCCGATGTGGGCGCATGCTAGCGAGTTAACGCACGATGTTTTGCTGGGTGATCGTATCATCTATGTTGATAGCGTTAACGGTTACGTTTCTAGTTCTAAGACTCTGATGATAACCGATGGGGTTAATTCTGAGTTCGTCGGTGTAGAGAGTGTAGCCTCTGGTGCGGTTGTTCTGACTGCTTTGGTTAATAGAAACTTTAAACTTGGCGCCCGCGTCGTACCTGTTCGAACGGGGTATGGTTCTGATGGGAGTAGTGCAACTATCCAGATTGACTCTTTGGCAAGTCACCAAATTACCTTTGAACTCGATGAAACGACATTCACTAAGTCGGTGCCGGTCGATGCTTTTGAGCGATACAAAGGTAAGCATGTAATTCCATTTCGTCCAGATAGGTCAAATGATATATCTGTTCAGTACCAAAGATTGCGTGAGCACTTCGATCCAACCATCGGCGCGCGGAGTATTTACGAACGGACTCCTGGCGTCGTTCGGGTTTTTAGCCATGCTTTTAGGTTTTTCTCAGATGATGAAAGGCAAAGCTTTGAAAACTTTGCGGAGCTTCAGAACGGTGCCCAAGGCGAGTTCTGGATGGAGTCAGCAGCAATCGCCATGGAGATCGCTGAAGATATTTACGATGAGACATATAAGATAAAGATCAAGCCAGTAGGGTATAGGCGACTAGCTAATTCAAAGTCTTACCCGCCTGCAATCATCATTACCCTATATAATGGAACTACATTAAATCGATCCCTGGTCAGTGCAAAAGCGGTAAATGCACTCGAAGAGCTAACTCTCGATGAGCCACTAAGTGATATCAAAGTTGAAGATGTAGAATCGATCAAGCCATTGTATCTATGTCGTTTCGATTCCGACGAATTTAAGTACACATTTGACACTACGCAAGACAGCACAATAACAAAAACAATAAGGCAACTCTTGCATGCTGAAGCTCCAGAAGATTGAAGCCGCACTATCCATATCGCGCCCGATTGAGCTCTATCTCTTTGAGCACGGGGAGAGTAAGTTCGCATATACCAGTGGCAGCAAGTCACACCTGCATGTTGACGGACTAATCTACAATCCGCTGACACTAAGGCGCGGCAAGCTCCAGCGTACCAACGAAGACTATAAGAACAGGCTGTCCGTCGAGATACCTGGAGACTCACCAGTCCCCTCACTTTTTCGCTCCACGCTGCCATCTGATCATGTAACGCTCAAGATCTTCCGAACCCAGCGTGATCTGAAAAACCAGTTCATCAATATCTTCGCTGGCGAAGTTGTAGGGGTAACCTGGAATAACTCGGTCGCCACCCTTGATTGCTGCCCAGCAACCGCATTACTCCGCCGTCAGATCATGCGTACCGGATATCAAAGCCAGTGCAACCATCACTTGTACGACTCCAGGTGCTCACTGGAAATGCAAGACTGGCAGGAAGACACCACTGTAGTAGCCATTACCAACAGCGGATACACCGTTCAACTTACCAACAAAGCCCACGAAGATGACTATTACAAAGCGGGTTTGCTGTCAAAAAACGGCTCTGACTTCCGCCAAATCAATTCTGTCGTGGGTAATAAGTTTGAGCTCATGTCGCCAATCGACGGGTTAACAGTTGGTGATGTTGTCCAGGTCGCAAAGGGCTGTGACCGGTCGGCGGCCTCCTGCCATTCGTTTGGAAACTTCGATAACTTCCTGGGGTTTTTAACTATCCCCACTGACAACCCTTTCCAAGCCTAATAATAAGAATAAAGAGAACAAAAATGATTTGGATGATGGCTGTAATGTTCCTCTTGTCGCTGGTGATGATGGCAACAATGAAGACAAAAGTTCCTTCACCCTCAGCGGCTGGCCTGGAGGATTTTATTTTTCCTTCTGCTGCTGAGCGTCCGGTTCAAATCCTTGCAGGCACCAGGCGCTTGAGTGGCCCTAACGTCGTTTGGTATGGCGACCTCAGAAGCTCAAAGATCGTTAAAAAAGTTAAAGGCCTCTTTTCAACGACCAAAACTACGGTTGGCTACCGTTACTACATGGGCGTGCAGCTCGGTATTTGCCATGGCCAAGATGTGATCCTGAAAGAGGTCAAGTTTGGCGACCAGGTAGCATGGAGTGGTGAGTCAGTAGGCGGCGCCATCAAGATCGACAAGCCGTCTCTCTTTGGCGGTGATGAAGACGGTACTGGAGGAGTGTCCGGCACCTTGCGGTTTTACGGTGGGTCGCTGGTACAAATCGCCAACTCCTACCTTGTTGGCCTGCTTGGTGCCGACGTCGTTTCGCCAATTCGTGGTGTTGCATATGCCGTCCTTGAAGGGATGTACATCGGAAACGCGTCGACGCCCGAGGCTGTTAGCTTCGTCTGCTCGCGCTTTCCAAAATCACCATCAACTGCTCCAGAGTCGCTGCTTTACGAAAAAATCGGCGACGATGCAAATCCCGCCTACTTCCTACACGAGATCATCACCCACCCGGCGTTTGGTGCAGACATCGCTTTTACAACCGTCGACGTTGAGTCTTTTGTCGCCGCCGCAAAAACATTGCATGACGAAGGCCTGGGAATTTCATGCGTAATCGACACGGCCCGCACCGCTGCCGACGTAATTGATGACATCAAGAAGATCATCCAGGGTTCGCTCAACACGGATCCGGCCACAGGCGCCCTAAAACTCAGGCTGATCCGCAACAATTACAGCCTCGACGAAGTCCCTGAAATCGGCCCCTGGAACGTCAAATCGCTTTCAGATTTTAGCCGTGGGTCACTCGATACCGCAGTCAACGAGGTCAAACTCAAGTACACCAGCACCGCCGACGACTACAACGAACGCACAGTGATCGCCCAGAACAACGGCTTACGAATTCACAAAGGCGACTCGGACGGCCAGACCCTATCGATGCCGATGATTTCTACTCGAGAAACCGCCGCGAAAATCGTACAGCGCGAGCTTTCCGCGATTTCTGTCCCTCTCGCTTCGTGCATCGCTGAGTGCCACAGATCAATGGCGGATGCTGAAGTAGGTGATGTAGTAAAACTCACTTGGCCGGCACAAAAAATCGAAAAAATCGTGATGCGCGTAACCGCCGTCGACCTCGGCGCTCCAACCGATGGAGCTGTTCGGCTCACGCTGATCCAGGACGTTTTTGGGGTTTTTGAGAGTTTTTACACGACAGGATCGGAAGCGAAATGGCAGAAACCGTCCTTCGAACCAGTGGACATTACGCGCTACGATTTCATCGAAGCACCCGCAATTCTGACCCCATCTCAGACAACGCGGAGCATCCTGATCGCTGCCGAAAAACCGGTCGCTGGGCGCGATTTCCGTTTGCAAGCAAAGAGCAATAGCGAGGGTTCCTGGGTTGATGCAGGGGTTCAGCAATTTACGCCGTTGTGCTTTTTGAGCCAGGCTTTGACAGCAAACCGGTTCCTGGAGACGCAGGTTGAGCTGGGAGGGGATGTCGTCGAGTTGGATAGTTATACGCCGGAGGAAGTCAGGAGCGGTCTCGGGTTGTTGCTAGTTTCTAGCGTTTCTGGGCTTGAATGGATTTCGTATGAGTCTGTTTCTCGGTATGGCTCTGGCTCTGCCAGTGTTGGGGTGGTTAATCGTGGGTTGTTCAACACCAAGCCAGTAAGCCACCCGGTTGGCGCGCGGGTATGGGCTGTGAGCGAGGGGTTTGCTGTGACGCCATGGCAGTACGCGGCAGGGGAGGCTGTCGGTGTGAAGATGCTTGTTGGAACGCAGACTGGGCGCCAATCTTTTGAAGATGCTGCGCTGAGGTCGTTCACCGTTGGCGCGCGGAATGATCAGGCTTGGACGCCGGGGAGGGTGCGGATCAATGGGCATGAGGGAGGGGTCTTCACTGGGCAGGCCGCGATCACTTGGCGTAGGCGGGATGGTGGTGTGCCGGCAGTCGTTTTCGAAGGGGATGACTCGAGCTACGGGACTTCGCTGACTCGGATTGTCGTTAAGTCTGATGGTGTGGTGGTTAAAGAGGTTGCCGGGATAGTGGGGGAGGCTTGGACGTTTGAGGACGAGCAGGATTTGAACGGAGGGGTATTTTTTAGCAACCTGACTTTCGAGGTTTCTTCCCAAAAGCCAGGTTTTCCAGATTCAATTCCTGCTGTTATTTCAGCTACGCGGTGATGATGTTGTTTACCAGCGTTGAGATTCGCGCAGGTTTTCTCCTCTAAAATCCTCCACTTTAGAAACTAAATCCTCGAGAGACTCAGTAAGCTCTGAATGGCCATTTGCAGGTGAGTACTCTAGAAATTTCATCCTCATTGCCTCTGAGCAAATTTGGATTATATCTCGATGAACTTCTCCAGTGGGGAGTGTCATGTAGTGATACGGCATGCGTCCATGAGCAAATTGAATGTCCTCAAAAAGCATGCGTATATCTGGGTCATCTGTTCCGCAACCAAGGAACAGGAACGTATGTGTAAGAGCAAGAGCTTTCAGTATTTCATAAAATAACGTGTGCTTTGTTCTTGCAGCGGCATAATCACGGCGTGTAAAAATAATATTTTGCGGGTCGTTTGCGGATCCATGTGTTTTAATCAGTAAGCGAGTTTTGCCACCGTGGAGATAGTTTGCAATTTCTCCGTCGGTGTGAGCTTTAACCATTATTGTTCCCGCAGATATGTTTGCTGCGTAGGTATCGTATATGTTATCAAAGTTTGGGCTTACGACTATGGATGCATCTAGGTTGTAAATGTGTTCGTGAATTGTTGCGTGCTTGTAGCCTGCTCTTTGATACTCATCTTGAACTAGATCATTGAAAGGGTCTAAGCCCAACCGGTTTTTTATGATTTCGCAAGCACTTAGAAAGTCTTTTCTATCTAGGAGTTCTTCAATTATTTCAGATTCGTTCAAGTTAACGATGCAAGCCCTTAGGAACTCTTCCCAAGCGGCGGGGCGTTTACCCACGTTGTTTGTTGAGTTTTTCGAAACGCCGGAGCCAATCACGATAACGCAGCGACGTCTGGCAATAGAGTCAATTAGTGCATTCGGCCAGTCAATCATTGCCCAAGCCTCTCCAGTAAGTTACCGGAAATTTTATGAAAGAATTCCGCCGCTTCAGATACCCTGGTGTACTGAGATCCAACTACTCCGTCTCTTGACGCAAGCTCAAAAATTGGTGCATGAGCTTGTTGTGAGAGTGGTACAACGCTACTTAAGCTGGGGATTTCACCTAGGTTTAGTAATTCAGGATCGGCATCAAAAAACTTACATAGCTCAATGAGCTCTTCTCTTTGTCTTGAAATAATTCTTTCGAAGGCTACTACTGGTTCTCTAACGCCACCCTTAGATTTTGCTCGATACTGCTGCATGACATATCCAGCGAACCCTAGATTCCAACCTACGGCTTGGCCCGCAATCTCAAAAGACTGCGACTCTGATTTGTCATGCTTCTTAATGGCATCTTCTAGTGCCTCTCTCCACACATCAAAAGATTTGATGATGTTTTCAACTGCCATCATGCTAAAAATATCAACGGATAATGGCATCAAAAAATAATCGACACCTAGCAAAATAGACCTGTTGAGAGCGCCCAAAGATGGCCCCATGTCAACCAGTACTAGATCGTAATCTGTAAGTTGGCTAATTAATGCTCTTATCGCAAAGGTTGTTTGGAATCCTCGAGGCTCTCCGTTTTTGGTCTCTGCCCAATCATTTGCCAGGAGATCTTCTCTGATTGATAATTTTGGGTCACCTACAATTAGGTCTACTTCAAATCGGTGGCTGCGCACGATTTTTGGTAAATTTGTTGGGTATCCCTTGCCGCGTCTTACCGGTTCGAAAAATGAATCGATGCTATAGTGATCACTATCTAGAAAAATTTTCTCCAAGTCGTCATCTTTCAGCAGATAAGCGGAAGCATTGCATTGAGGATCAGCGTCAATTACCAGAATCTTTTTTTTGTGCTCAATTGACAGAGAGGCTGCAACGTTACAGAGAAGGGTGGTTTTCCCTACCCCGCCCTTGTTATTGAAAAAACCAATGCTTATCACTAAAGAGCTCCTTGGCTAATCTTATTCTGTTTTCATTTCGGCAGTGAAAATGGATCTAATGCCATTGGTGGATGGTGCTAGCTTACTCTATAAGAGTGGCAAAATAGTGGCTTGTTTTCAAGGGCACTGTGGAAAGCCTTGATCTGTTCTGAAGCTTGTAAGGCTGTCAGGTAACCACGGCGGGTTTTTCTGATAGCTCCAAGCGCCTCGGCCTCTTTGAAAACCAGGCATGCCTTCAGATTACCAATCCGATTTGCGCTAGCAAAATCTTTCACCTTTATATTGCTTTGACTCGGAAGCGAAGAGGCTTGCAGAAGAAGCGCGTCGAGCAGGCTGTTGTTCGGAACCAATCCGGTTGATACGCTGGTGGAATGTGATTGATGATCCGCGAGGGTCGACGGATCGACAATTTCTTCAAATTGATCAATCTCTGGCTTTGGGCTGTGCAAGACAGAAAGAAGCAAAGCGGGGACGAGCTCCAGCGACAGTGCAAAGCCTGCGCAGAGTAGGATGGCCAGGATCGTGGGGATAGATGCAGCCTTGACGTTAGATGACTGGATTTGAGCTATTTCCAGTGAGCTGGAGTTTATCCTTTCCATCGCTGCTTGGCGTTGCGTGTCTACTCTCTCTAGCAATGCGGACTCAAGTTCCTGTGCTTTTGTCACCATTCCCTTTATCCGCAGATCTGAAGATTCCGAACGACTCTTCTTCTCTGTTTTCCCGAGCGTTTCGATAAAGTCTGAGTCTTTCTTAATCAATGCGGTTAGGTGATCAATACGTCCACCTGCTAATGCTGCCTGCTTCGATTGGCTTGCTGTGATTGAACCCATTAGTCGGTCGTATGTCGACCACCCGGATACGGCTCCGAGCGTTATCACGCATGAGCATATGGCTGAAGTGAAGAAAAAACGTTGCTGATCGAGCAGCCGAACTGCCAAGGGCCAACCGAGATATTTGAAAATATCGAGAAGCACTGCAGCTCCCGCAAAAATAATTGCGAGAATTGGATCGTCGATTAGACTGAAAATAGTCATTGCAACAGATACTGCAGTAACTGACGACAGCGCAAACGCCAGGCAGATGAGTACCGCGGACATTCTTTTGTCCATGCTGATTTCCCTTGATTGTTAACTGAAGATTTGTTGTGCGCTAATTCGTGTAAAGCGGAAAGCCCATAAAGTTGTATAAAGCTCGACTAAATGTTTTTCGGCATTAAAGCCGGCAGAGAAACTCTCAACCGCCATAAGCTCACGGCAACCAAAAACGGTACAAACTAAATAAAGTTACTCGCCGATAATCAAAAAGCCATCGAGTTCCTATTGCACAGCAGACCTGCGACCACGATGGGTATACTGCGCTACATACATTGCATCACCGATAAATCGAAATTCAGTAAGCTTTATCGGCGATACACTCATCACTTCTCTGGCCCTGGAAGCCACAGATCACAAAGCGTTTCGTGCAAATTCCGATCACCATTTGCTGTAATGACGTTTGCTATGACATACCGGTAGCTATCCAGGATCGCCACCAACTCACCTTTCTCAACGGTTAGATCAATCAAAAAACCGCAGGCGTCAGTTACAGTCCCATCCTGTAATGCGGACTTTCCAGAAATATGCCCATTACCACAAAAGCGAGCATCCCGGAGAGTCCGGGTAACTGGCTTTGGCTTTAAAAAGAGACAAACGTAAAAACGTACGATAGTTACGGGTATGAGCAAAAAGTGAATTGTGAAATTCACCCCGTACTTTAGCTTTTCAACCAAAACCCTGAGCATCAAGCACTACCCTGTGTGGCGCGCCGAGCCAGTTCCAGACCACGACGACACGAAGCCAGGACGTTACTGACCCCCTGTGGACTCGTCCCAACCTTGCGCGCGGCTGCGGTTGTAGACAAACCCTCGACAAGCACCAGGCGCGCGGCCTCTTGGCTAGCTCCACCACGCATGCGTAAAAGCTCTGCTAATGCCATGAATTGTTCCTCTGTCACCATTCCTCCCAAGCTCGGACGTGAGCTAGGGGATGTTAACGCGTTGGAAGTCATTTGCCTCCAACGGTTAGTACAGTACACGCTTAAGGGTTACATTTGCAAGGCTGGCCCGCACGGTCGTCAGTGGAATCCACGCTGGTGCTCGTGCGCAGCAGTCGCTAGGCTTAGCGTGCAGAGTTAAGGATGGGTGCAATGAAGCTTTTCTTGGACACTGAGTTCACACGCCTGAATCGCGATGCAAAGCTCATATCGCTAGCTTTGGTCGCTGAGACCGGTGAGGAGTTTTACGTAGAGCTGTCGGATGGGTATAGCGCGGAAGACTGCAGCGACTTCGTCATCGAGACAGTGCTGCCACAACTTGACCTTCATCGACACGGGCAAACCGTTGCAGAAGCAAACGTGCTGCTTCAGAAGTTTTTTCAGAACTTCGACGAAGACCTTGAGGTTTGCTCTGATGCCCCAGCTTGGGATTGGCCTCTTTTCTGTCAGCTGGCACGGGTTGATGGAGGAGTGTCCTCTAATGTACTGTTGGAGCCCACAGATCTGAGTGGCATGTGTCGTGACGCGGTGCTCACTGCTGACCTTGAAAATCTGCTCCGGGATCCCCCGCACCATGCACTGGCTGACGCTAAACTGATCCGTGATATTTTTTTGAAAATTCAGGGTCATCAGTAATCCGCGAATTTTTTCTATTCACCAGATTTCGTCAGGGCGACGAGTAACTTCTTCTGGCAGTTGTTCTAAATAATACTCCAAGTTGCCGGAAACCTTGTCCAATACCATAGGCAAGTAAGGAAGCAAATCTGTAAAGCTGCTGTGCTCCGGGCCACCATGATAAAATCTGCAGTGCGAAATAATAGCTTCGCAGTCCTCGATAACTAACAGCTGCATCGGATCGCGATCGTTATAGTCGTGCAAGTTTGATAAGTGAATGAAGGCGCACCCGAATTTATACACAGATCGCGTCCAGCCTTGAAGTTCCTGTGCCAGTTCAACCATCTCTCGATCCGTTACGCGACCGCGACCGCTGGACTGTTGCCATTGCTGTCCATTCACGGACGCTTCAATCAATATTCTTCGACGGGCAGGCTCTTGCGCTAGTAGGTAGATAACCCGAACCATTGAATCCAGTTCTTGTCGAAGAATGGCAATCATCTGGCTCGGGATGTTCGCTGTTGCTAGTAGCTGCATGGCGCGTTTGTGGTCGTTTGAACGACTGAGCACCTGCCTAGTGAAAATGGCGACAGAATCCATCTATTTGACCTCACTTTTCCTGTTGTTTTGGGCATACCGTGCTCGGCACACCGGGGGATTAGCGGAACTCGATCTTCCACGTTGCAGAGCGCTAGTGCCAAGAATCCGGGCATACGCGTCAATCCGTCTAGCCAAAAAAAACCTCGAAAGATCTCCTCGCGCATGCTCCCCACCTGGCTCGCCGCATCGTCATCGTAAAAATCAGCGATCTGGTACGTGCTCACAGCTTTGTCTTCAATGTAAAGCTCGCCGTCGTCTTCCCAGATCGCTTGGATCGGTTGCGTTTGGATGTAGTCATCGCCGCCAGGCATGCTAAAGACGTACCCGGCGATGCATTGGCTGGGTACGTCCTCGCTACTGGTAAACCTAGCGTTATGCAGGCTGTGGATCAAACTCATACTCCTGTTGTTTTCTGGCCGGTAAAACCAACGGTTGGCCGGGGGTGAATTCAATGTAGTACTTTGATGGCTTTCCGATGCCTTTGAAAGTTAGATCGATGCCGAGCAGGGCTTCGAGGGCTTCCAGGATCAGTCTGGTGTCCCTGTCGAGACGCCAGTTGGCGCTTTTGACTTTGATAGGGATTCTTCGCGCGCCGGCCTGGAATCGAAGGTAGAAGTACCGGAGTCGCTCAGATCTTTGATGTTCGTCCTGATCTCTTTGAGCAATTTCGACCTGAAGCTCTGAAAGGGTTTCTGAGTCATAACTGATACCTTCTTGTGTAATGAGTTTCTGCCAAGTCAATCTGGAACGCTTTAGTTGCCGGCCACTGATGTGTTTGCCGTCGTATTCGTATGAGATGCCTTTGGGTTGGCCTTGTTCGCTGAGGGTCAGGTGGATGTAGACCCTTTGCTTTCTCAGCGCTACGACGAGATCGAACATGTCGCCGTGGATTGCCTTGGTGTGCTCGATGGCGCCTGCGATTTTGGCGATCAGGCGGTGTTTGTGTGGCAGTTCGCCATCACGGTTCGAGGCTTTGACTTCAGCGTGAGTGAGTGCGATTCCCCAGGTCGCTGATGGGCGTGGCGCTTTTTTTAGACCGAACATATCTTCGATTTCAGAGACTGACTCCATAGACGCCGCGCGCTCGTCGCTGTCCTTGACCATCCGGAAGTCCTCGTCCAGGGCGATCCTGTTGGCGACGATGTGGACGTGCTCATGATCTTTGTCACGGTGCATCACCGCGACGTACTTGCAGGTCTCTGTGAAGCCCAGGTCGGCCATGTACTTTCGTACTGCCGTGAGCCACTGTGCAGGTGTTAGGGATTCACCAGGGCGGAGTGACATCATCGCGTGAAAGACGGGCTTTATAGGTCTGTCGGAGTCGATAGACATGCGGCGTAGGATCTCAACCTGGTCGAACTCTCTCACCATTTCCAAGATGGCATCTTCACTCCCTGCTAACAGCGCGGGGAGGGGGTCGGACGAAATGCAGTTGTAGTCGATAGTCAGGATTTGGTTGATTTGGTGGTCGTGCTTAGTGCAGCCAAAGATGTAGCGGATACGCTTCTTAAACGACCCGGAGGACTTTGGAAAGATTTTGCCAATCATGCTGCACCTCCCATGTTGATGCGGGCGATGTGTTTGACCTTTTCCAGAAGTTCACTCTCAGGCCGCTCGGCGTTGATCAGGGATGCAAGGTTCATCAGCTCCCTGGCAATCTGCACTACCTCTACACCAACTTTTGGTTTCATCTTCCCGTTAGCAACGTAGTCCCGGATAAAAGCCCCTGCGGTCTTATAACCAGCCTCAGTGATTTTGGAATTAAGGATGTCCATCTCAGGTCTGCTGAAACGGATCGTGATCCTGGCGTCTTTCTTCTCAACTACTTTCATCTTGGCTCACCTTATTATTATTTTTATTGGTCAGCTTTTATCAACGCAACACCCGAAGGGATGTGAGTAGTCGCTTATTGTCTGCCACAGACACAACTGGCTAGCTACTGATATAAGACTATTATGCATGTGGAGCAATAGGTGATGGGAGTGTTTTTGACAATATAGTGACTTATTTTCGGATATATGCTGTTTGGACTATAAATTATTAGCGGTTGTATGAGTGTGGTGTGATTTCGCAGTGGTGGTATGCTAAATCGCAATTGGAGAGTGCAGATTTGCAGTATGGTCGTGCGGTTTCGCTTAGCGCGAGTGTGATTTGGCAGTATGTGAGAGCGAAATCGCAGTGCAGGAGTGCGACTTCGTTGTGTTGGGATTTAGCAATTAAAGTCAGTTATGGAATGTGATTGTTGGGAATGCGCCAGATTCAAGGCCTTCTTCAACGATGACGTCAAATGGCTCAAAAAATTCTTTGGGTGAACCTAGCTTGGCAGTCCAGGTCACGAGTTCTGGATAGTCCATCACATAGCACGATGTATCCATTTCACGACTTAGCGATAGAACACGATCCGAATAGCTTTCCCACTCACTCTCAAAGGTTTCTTGAACTACTATCAAGTTTCTGATGGTTTTTCCCTTGGTCTCGATTTCAAAAATATCTTCACCAAAATGGAACTGGAGTTCTGCATTTCGTCTGAGGTACTTGAGGGCGCCACGAGTTTGGTTGATTGCCTTGTCTAAGGCTTTAGAGATAGTTGCTATTTTTCGTTCTAGAGTTCTGTTAAGTGACTTTTCGGTGTTCGGACTATCCTTTGCTTGAATCAGCAGCAAATACTCATCTGATGCAACTAGGATGTCGACGAACTCTTCGTTGTTATCTGTCATAAGCGGGTTTAGGAAAATTGAATCTTCACTAAACACTTTCTGCAGTAATCTAACGATATCCATTTCTTGGTAGCTGCCAGGCTCTTGTCTTTCAAGGGTGGAATGGCTGACGCGTGAGCCTTTTTGATACATATTTTTCATTGGTATTGCGTCCATGATGAACAAGTCTTCTGTCATGAGCGGCTGAATGAAATTTACCCGAATAGCGTCCTTGTCATTCTGAATGGATCTGCGCAAAAACCAATGCTGGCTTCGTTCACGAATTTCATAACCAGCTTCTAAGGACAGTGGCGCTAATTTGTATTTGTGCTTGTCAAAAGTTGAGTGGTTTGGATTCTGTGCTTTGTATCCAAGTAGTTCACGATTGTTGTCGTCGAAAAAATGGATGTCAAAACTTTCGACAGATAAAAGGTGGAGTATTGACTGCCCCATCTCATCATCTAGAAGAGGCGTGTTGATCATGAGCGGGTTGAGATCGTCGTCCTCATAAGTAGTAATCAGGCTGTAGCAGGTATCTCCGTTCATCTGGCAGGGCGCAAGATAGAACCCAACGCGTTGTTTTGACTTAGCCGCCAAAATGTATTCTTTGGGCGCTTTGATGATGAGGATGAATGTGCCGTCCTTGTCGTTGGCAATCGTGCTTAGCCCATGGTGAAGGTCTCTCACGTGCTGCAAAAGGTGTGGTTGCAGAATTGTCAGCATGGCGTCTCCTTGCGGGTTGTCAGGGTCAATGTGCCATTACAAATAGCACGAAAAGCTCGAGACCTCACTCAACGGGTAGACGTAGAAGAATGGGTAGTGTCAGTCGGTAGTGCCAGGAATTGGAGCTATATCGCTGCTGGTCTGTCCAATCAGCTTCAGTCCAGTCGAGCGGGAGGTGGTGTAGAGGTGTACTGGCGGGGTGTGTGTGACTGCACACAAATTACACACGATATACCTTGTAGGCCACGGAAATACTGATTAAACCGTCCAATCCATCATCGGTGCCACGCTAAAGCGCCTGGACACCGCAGAGCCTTTGTTTACGTGGGTTGTAGCTGATTTTTCTACCATTTTGCTCTACGTGTTTAAGGCGTGTTTTAGGGTGTAAAAAGGCGTTATTTGCATGTCGATGG